TTATGAATCACCCAACTCAGAAATAGCATAAGCGGCAAATAATCCAAGCGCCAAGTTTTCACAACATTCAATGTTCTGTTTTATTTTTACCCACTTTCCATTTTCATCCTTTTTATACACTTTTTCAACTGCATCCCAAGCACGTTGAGCAGCCTCAGCATCAGACATCTTCTTGTCCTTGTATTCCTGATACACAGCCTCATAGATTTTCTTGCCTTCCGCAGGGAGAGAGCCAGTCACGTTCTGCCAAAGCTCACCATTGACAACAACAAACTCTTGACTTGGATCAAATTCTTGGGAAACTTCACTATTATTTCGATTCAAGCCACAGCCATCTCTAACACTACAAGCTCCCACTTCATCAGGCAACAAGGCAATGTGGTCAGGGTGAATGTTCTGGTCTACATACTGGTAATTCTTATCATTCCATTTTCCCTCTTGTGGAACCGTTTCAGACCAATAGCCCGTAGACACTTCAATAGGGCGTTGGTTCTCAATCATACTCAGCAAGGCTAAGCCTTCCTGCGTGTTGGCAATGACATCTTTATCGAGCCAAAACTCACCAACAAGCCTCTTGGAATCCTGTTCGATCTTGGCATTGTAGAACCTGCCAACCACAGGGACATCCGAGGAGGGGACACGTGCACTCCCTCCATTCTGTTTCGGGTGACGCAAGACCACAGGCACATCATTCCAGTCCGCAGGGCTAGAAGCAAACTGCTCGAACGGCATAAAACGCCCGTTGAGAATAGTCTCCTTCAAGGGGACACCATTGACAACCAGCCAAGTCTTGCCACCCCGCTCAACCTCGCGGAATGTACTCAATAAGTTGTTTCTAGCAAAGGAAAGGGTGTCTGTATCTGATAACATAAAGCGTTGGCTCCGAGTTTACGAAGTCAACGCTTCTGATGCTTATATATTACGGGAAAATTACCTATATGTCAAGGTAGTGCCAAGGTACTAATACGGATACTAACGGTTTGCATTACCCGCAAAGGGCGGGACTAGACAATGACGATTGACGGGGAATGCTTGCATAAGATTATTCTTTTTCAACGGCGTGATTCCCTTTGTCGGGTGAATCTTTTGTTAGGCAGATTTTACGCATTGGAAGAAGTGCATTATATGGATTGTTCAATCTTCTTCTTGCACACCTGGAACATAGCGGTTTATATTTGTCTGTCCCCAAGACTTTTTGTTCCCATATAGGATTTTTGATATTTCCTTTCAAGCACCAAACCCAACGGACACAGCGTTACCGGAAGTCGGAGTGACGGGCTGTGTCGGCGGTTGACTTCTAACCATTCTCGATCTCGGTCGATGACCCGACTTCTTGGGCTGGTTCTGTCCCGTCACCGACTTTCCGGTGCACGCATTGTTCGGCGTCCCGTATTGCCTGTCTCAACTTCTCGATGCGAGCATCAATAGCACGCCACCCCATAGATTCATCTGGCTTGAATTTGAGAACAAGCTCAACATGACCATTAGAGACTGCTTCTCCAGCAATGTTATTCCAGTCCTTTATGGCCTCTATCTTGTTATAGTAATTATTTATTCGGGCAAAGTTACGCATCCTTTTTCCTTTCAAAGTAAGCCGCACAATGTGTGGGGTCGCTGTGTCCGTTCGGTGGCACAAGCGGGTGCGCTCTTTGCGTCCAGCGCAGGGACGCCGAACTATGATTTAACCAATCCTGTATATACAGGATGCAATAGTCCTTCCGTTAAATACATTCTTACAGCTCGGCGCACAAGTTCATTTACCGAGATAATGCCACCTGTGCTTTGGCTGATCGCCTGAAGCGCTGCCAAGTATTCCGGTGAAATGCGAAATAAACGACGAATATAGCCCTTTGACTTTGGGCCAGTGGAAACAAAATAATACCGTTTCTTACCAGTTATAGTTTGATAAACAACTTTCTTAGACATAACTATCAATCACCATCGTGGTTATGTGCTTGTTTTTTTGTAACGTATTTTATATTATGATAACCACTTTCATCAGGAGAGAATTCGCCACACCATTGGTTGGAACCAACTTCTGGCCATACTGTCTGAGTACCATTTATACCCACTTCATTACTATAACGAGGAGCATAACGCCTACATTCTCCCCATATATTAATTTCGTGGAAAAAAATGCAATTTTTACAATTTGTATCCATTTGTTTATTTATTCTCCTAATCTCTGGATGAAACAATAGAATTCTAACCTATAATCCCCCATATGTCAAGGAATTTACAGGATGAAAATCAACCTATAAATCCTTGACGCAACCAAGCACGAACCCTATCTAAGAACGATTTCGGCCAGGGATAATCCACCGGATAATGCTTGTACGTCCAACCAATGTTAGGAGCACCCGGGGGAAGTTTCCACGGAGCGATGTACACGCGCCGATCATCCATATCACCATGCAGGGCAGGGGTATCATAGCTTCCACGAATGAGCATCTGGTCAAGCAAATACCACTTTCCATCAACAAGGCCATAGACATCACTACCACTGAGCCATAGTTTTTCAATCGTGACTTCCACGCCTTCGTTGGCATCAGGGGTGCGCCAGGCATTATCAACTACCAGACTATCTCGATACAACTTGGCAACAAATGGAGGCCTCGGGAAAAAAGCAATCTTATATTGTTCTATGCCAACCAAAGGAACCTCCGTATACTCAGGCACTTTATTTTTGACCACTACAGGGAATTGAACACGACCATTTCCACCCACAGCGCCACGATCATTGAGGATGTTGTAATCACGACTGGCAGTCGATGATACCAACACCTGAGTATGGAACAAGTGCGGGTCTTTGGTGGGATTGAGACTTTGGTCAACAGGCTTGTCATAATCCTGAGCCTGCACCAATGAGAACCGCTGTCCACCAGATACAATCGTATCCAATTCACGTACTACATCACAACCCAAGAAAAGACAATACAAACGCGTGTCACCATGATCCATAAAGCCATAGCCGTCTCGCTGGAAACGAGCAAAGACTGTATCGCCCATCAACTCACGCATCTTGGTTTCCCACCCTGTCCCAAGCACCTCTACCACAGGCTTGCCCTTACAACGATAGGCTCCATCCTTGTAATAAAGCTCATTGCCAGGTTGAATCATATTGGTGAACTGAATCTGAATCTCTTCCAGTTTGGTGCGAGATTCCCCGTAGAGGTAAGCATCATCCCAAATACGACCAAAGCGACCCACAGTATCAGGGCCATACTCTGTGCCTTCTGGTAGGATGTCTATGGGGTCAGGTATTCCACCACTAGGAGGGGGTGTTGTCTCAGGGACTAATGTGGCATCACTGCCATCATCAAAGTGAACAACAAATTCAGTTGTCTCAGCCATTGTTATGCCTTTGGTACCATTTCCTGTGTGCTTCCATCATCAAATTTTATGGTAGCACCAATGACCTGCTTGCCAGTGGTGGGTGGGGGAGTTGTATCGACTACTTCAAGGAAACGCGATTCTATGGCATTCACAGGCTTTACAGCGCCAGGCAGAGCGTCCTCCGTGAGAGTATAGTTCTTGTTGTTCTGTGTGGTCGTGCCAGCGGGGGGATAGGTCAATTCATAGCCAGCAGGGAGCGTTCCATCAGCCCCCTTGACTACACCATCCACCACACGATTGAACGGCACAGGCGCACCAACATCAAATCTTACTAGAAGCACAGTAGGCATATTATTCTCCTTTTTATTTTTCAACCCAATATGCTGGGGAACTTTTTCACTTGGGCCATACGGCCAATAGAGCATAACGCCATTCTCTTGGATCTGTGCAGAATGACCACTATCCATCAAATAGGCATACGTTATTCCCAAACCTTTGACATATTCAGCAGCCTCCATCTGAGTCATGCCTTCACCATCCTCCAATCCACGCGTGACAATCAGATAGATAAATTCAGCATCAAAGCCAAGCACACACCAGGGAGCCACATACACAGTGTCCAGGTTGAGATTGATCATCCCATCCGCAAGCATCCTGCGAGCATAGTAAGCAGGATTGCCAGCATCATCCAGGATGGACTGGAATCCAGTGGTCTTCGGGATAGCATGGGTGGCATCCGTGTACTCAAAGCCAGCACCCCCATTCATGGCAGTCTCCCAATCATTCTGGTCAGAAGCCTCAACAGCATCCAAGAGAGGCATTTCACCACTGCCAGGGGTGATGTAAAAGCCATACTCAGAGCGAGGATGTTTGACGATATAGGCATCAGGCTCAGATGGTATCGAGCCTCCACCAATCCACGAAGTCAAGGCATTGACATCCCCATTGAACACATTCTGGTCACACCATCCACCTGTGCCATGCAAGTCAGGATCACCCGCCTCACTATACTGCCACAGCACCCAATCCCCCCGATTCTTGGGCATGGATGGATTCTTATCCGGACTTGGAGAGTAGTAATACTGGGCAATCCACAATCCATCCCAAGGATACTTTGTGAAGATGTCCTCCCCAAACATCCTGATCGAGCCAGGATAGACCACATTATCATAGGTCGAGGGGTTGGTATAGAACAGCAACTTGCAATTGGGCTTCCACAAATTGACAAAGCTCCCAAATTCCTGAGCAACAGCCACAAAGGCATCATCCATCTGGTTATTGGTAGACTCAAAGTCACACACCAAAATGTCGATCTTCTTTGCACCAACCACATTGGTGAAATGGTCAGCCTGCGTTCTGGCGCTCATGCCACTACGTAGATAGTGATACGCGCCAATGATGGGAACTTTCCCAACAGAAGCCTGGTAGAAACTCGCAAACCTATCATCAATCCAGGTCGTGCCTTCCGTAGCCTTGAAGATAGCAAAGTCAACCAAATTGGGAGCAGCCTGGTTAGGATTGAACGTGTCTTCCCATGAAGATATATCAATCCCATAGGCCCTTCCAAGTCCGCCAATTACACTAGGTTTTGGCTCTGGTAAAACAAAACCAGTTTGAACAAGAAAGCGATTTATAAAAAATTTTCGATAGTTTCTTTTCATGGTATAATTCTATCATTGTTTGGGACTGGCAAACAACAATGTTATAATGATTTAGCCTTTTTCTTTGTGCCAGTCCCACAAAGAGAAGGGCTATTTTGTTTGGAGAACATCATGAAGAAAATTCCATTGACGCAAGGACAATTTGCACTGGTTGATGATGAAGATTATGAGTGGTTGATTGCTTGGAAGTGGTCAGCAAATAAAGTAAATAAAACCTTTTATGCATTCAGAAAAGAATGGAATCACGGCAATCAAAAAACAATTTATATGCATAGATTAATTATGAACGCTCCAGAAAACAAATTAGTAGACCATAACGACATGAATGGCTTGAACAACCAAAGACACAATCTAAGGCTTGGAAATAAATCAAAAAACGGTGCTAATAGGGGAATAGATAAAGATAATACAACAGGCTACAAAGGTGTTACTATTTGTACATCAAGTAAACGAAGAAAGAAATATATTGCGCAAATAGGGTATAAAGGAGAGCATATTCAATTAGGTTATTTTCTCACTGCCGAGGATGCTGCAAGAGCTTATGACAAAAAAGCTAAAGAGCTATTTGACGAATTCGCTTACACAAATTTCAAATAAAGGGAATTAAAAATGAACAAAAAAGGTGGTTTTTCACATGATCCGCATTATGAAGGCAAATCAAATGATTGGATAACACCTAAATATATTATTGATGCTTTCGATGAATATGCCTAGAATATGCCTATCAAAGATGGAATTATGGTTGCATGTTTGATCTTGACCCATGTGCATCTATGAGTCAACCATGGCCTTGTGCACGAAAGGCATACACAAAAGAGCAAGACGGTTTACTTCATTCTTGGTTTGGTAATGTCTGGTTAAATCCCGAATATGGCCCACATACTTCAAAATGGATTCGTAGATTAGTAGAACACGGGAAAGGGATTGCTCTTATTTTTGCTCGCACAGATACAAAATTGTGGCAAGATGAAATATTTCCAACTGCTGATGGTTTTCTATGGATTGCTGGACGTATAAAATTTTATCTTCCGGATGGAACATTACATAAAGGTGGAAACGCTGGTGCACCTTCTTGTCTAATTGCTTGGGGTAATAAAAATCGAGATGCACTTATTCAAATTTGTGATGATGGATCAATTCGAGGAGCTTTTACTGACCGTGCATTTTACACAGACTCATATGCCATTAATCCAAAACAAGACAGATTATTTACAATAGACTAATGTCTATCCCATACGCACGTGGGCTTCCAGAGATGACTCGCGCAACTAAGGCAGGGTCAATATCCAGAAAGCTTCTAAGTCTATGATACATATAGGTGAGGGGACTATGCTTTTTCAACACTATCTCCATTATCATCCACCTCAATAGTGTTGATCGAAGTCAAATCCTTGAGCAACTTATCAATAGCAGTTTCAGGGATTTTCTTCAAGGGCTTGTTTCTATACCAGTGTTCAAAGTTATTCCAGATATTCTCAAACACAGGGATAGAAGCAGAGTAATGACCCTCAGGGCAATCCACAGTCTTATACTTGGAAACAAACAACTGCTTTCTACACAATGGACAATGGCCTTGATAGCCACTATCATCATGGGTGCTTTCCATGACTTTCTCAATGCCTTCTACGATTTTCTGGACATCATCAGACATCTCTCACCTCAGCAACAAACTCATGCACAGGGGAATCAGAGATCACATTACGACTCCCAATCGAGCGCAGTTTATCCGTTGATACAATGCAAAGTACCTTGCGTCTACCATCATTCCTGCGTCCACGCACAGGGATGTACTCAATACAACGAGTGGCAGGGCTATAAATAAAAAGTAAATGCCCCTCATCATCAACAACTCGAATATCGTCAATACTAAGGTCTTTGACTTCTTGAAATTGTCCACAATTGACACATGCACCTTTCTTAGACTTAGACTCTACAAAGACCTCACCACAAAACAAGCAAAGTTTTTCATCAGATAATTGCATAATCTATTTCCTGAATTTGAAAGCACACAAACAAAATGAAAAACAGGAAGCATCCCCGATTTCCACAGCATTATCAATTGAAACCCAACCCTGCGCAGCCAATTCAATGCAACCAGGGCGATTGTGACTATCATGACAATGATTCTCAGTGGGACCTAACATCCTCTTGGCTTCATTCATGCCATTCTCTTGGGCAACCCGAAGCAACTGGTTCTGGTAGATGACATTGCCAGCCCTGCCATACATGCCAGCCCGGATGACAGCACGCCCATTCAATGGTTGTTTGCCAGAATAAATCTCATCCAAGAAGTTGTTCAGCCAACGATAGTGAGGACGCATCCTCCAGCCAAACTTGGCAATCTCACTTTGGGTATAGTTGGCCTTGCCACCAATCGAAGCGAGATAGGCAGCACGATACTCATTCTTCATCATGGTGCGCATGGTGTCATACCACTGTTGCCGACCGATCTCCCCATTGACAAGCCTGACAGTCAACTCACGCATCTGTTGTTCGGAATACTTGGAGAGCCGCAAGACTCCCAATCTCACGCGCGAGGCAGGCACACGATAGTTGGAACCCACATACCGCCATACCCCATTGACTGTATCAAAGTAGGTCTCCACAGGCTTATAGGCCTGCTGCTGTACTTCTGTCCGTAGCTTAGCATCCAGAATCCCAGGCACACCACTGACCAGATTCCATAGGTCAATCGAAGCCTGTAGGTCACTGGTATCTTCCAAGTAGGCCTGTATCTCATCTTCAGTGAGAGGGCGCACAAAGTCAGTGCTATCTCGATATGGTCTAGCAGGCAGCAACTTGGGGAGAGGGGGAACAGGATAGGGCAGGGTCAAGGTACTAATTCCTCTCCAATTCCTTCATACTCCTCACCAAGAGCAAAGGCAATCCACTGACCACCAATCACCAAATGCACATCCGAGAAATTCATCTCAAGCAATTGGCCAACGTCCACCTGAGTCTTGTCATCCTTTGGCAAATATGCCAATGTCATATGCGGGATGAAGCCATGCTCACGGTGATAGGGGATTCCATGCTGGTCCAGCGCATCCGTCAAGGATTGCCGAAAGGCTGGAAACTCAGGACTATCGAACAAGGCCACAATCGGATCAGTGTCATTTTCGGAAACAAACCTGGCAACACCCTGCAACTTGGTCTTGATCGGTTTGGCATTCTCCGTGAAGTCAGCCAACGCATAGTCCACTCTTTTCATGTCCAAAGTACGGTAGTCACCCAGGTATGCTAGCGTGATGTGCAGGTCATCCTTGACATCATCAGACATGATCGGGTATTCCTTCTGCAATTCATCACGCAAGACATCAGGGATACGCAACGCAATCATGGCAGAGTTCTCGTTAGCTTTATGAAGCAAGATAGGGCCATACTGCGTATTCATGGTAACAGTGTAAGCATCAACATCATTCAAGCTATGACCTGGGGACAAAGCCTTCTTGATTTTGGCAGTATTGATGTGACTGTTCGCAGAAATAAGATTACTGGGAACTTTCCCAATATCTATCTTCTTTCCAGAAGGGTCTAAAAATTCACTATTGCCATTGCCATTGGGTGGGGGAGGTGGGGGTTGACTTAGCTTTTCTTGTATGGCAAGTAACTGGTCTGCTGGGATTTCATAATCAAGATACCGTTTCGCAAACTCGTCAAAAGGCATGATCATTTCAGGGGCATTTCCAGAGGCAGTATTAATTGCCTGAGCATACTTGACAGCCAAGTCAGCATTTTCCAAATCAGTCAATTCAAACAAGGACGGCCAATGCACATTGTACTTCTCAGGGACATTCAAAATCCCCAATTCTCCCATACGTTTGATGAAGGGTCTCAGAATGTACGGCTCTGCAAAGTTCTTGCGTCTCCAATCAATGTAGTCCATGAAGTTGGCATCATCCTGAGAGCTTGCCAGATTGCCACGTTCCGAGCCAAGCAGGATGCGCTGGGGGATACGTTCACTCCCTGCAATGTACGCAACGATGACATCAAATTGCTCACGGCTATCTACTGGCTTTCCACCCAACTCCTGAATGTCCAATCCTTGCGCACGCACTACCCGACGAAGGTTGTGCTCCCACTCATCCCACTCCTCCTGCATGGCCTTGTATTCATTGGAGTCAACCTTGGGCATCGTAAAGCCTTCCACCGCCTTGAGTACCACGCCCTGATAGATTAGTTTCCAGAATGCTTCACTTCCACCACCAACCACTTTCTCCAAATCATATAAGCGATTCAAGACCTTCTTGAGTCTTGGCACGCCATAGATGCGACCCAATCCCATCTTGCCAATGCCAGCCCGTTCCCGCCCTTCTTTCACATGGATGACACGCGAATAGTGTACAGCCAAGTCAGCACTTTCATTCTCATCAATTGAAACATAATAGCGAGTCGGCAATCCAAAGCGCGGGTTTTGCTTATCTGAAACCAACGACAATTCATCCACCCTGGCATTGCCCTCATCATGGGTGGTCACATACAGGATGTTATTGGATTTTCCAGACACTTTTGTTTCTGGTTCCCCAGGCAATCCCAAGTACATCAATGCAAAACGAGAGATTCCACAGGAGCGGTCTACCTCATTGAACTGTGCCCACAGGTCTAGCCTGTCCACCAAATCTTCAAAGTCCTTCTGCAATTGGGTTGGCTCATCCAATTCATCAGCAGACTTCTGTCCTTCATCCAGTAAAATTGGGTGCTTGCGCCAAGTCTCGTCACTGACTGTATCAACAACGCGCGTACCCAATCCATCGCGCTCATAGATGTTCAAGTAATCCTGGAACTGCGGGGTTTTTGTGTACCCAAGAACAGAGTACAAATCACGTTCTCCCCCAAAGGATTGGCCTAGTGCACTGGCAAGGCCGGAGCGAGAGACAAGCGCAGAGTTCAATTTGATCTGGTTTTCCAGATGGTCAATCAACTCTGATTTCAACATTTTAGAATACGGTTTTTCCATGATCACCTTCCAAACGTGCCTGCTGTATGGCTTCCACTCAATTCGGTGTATGCCCATACTTTAGCATCTAATCTATTGGGACTGGGGTCTCCAGGAACCCACATGCAAAGTTCATCTTCTAGTATTGGAAAAACGCCAACATGATGATCACGCCCCTTTTCTGCAATAGCCGAAATAGGTTCTGCTCTAGTAGCTTTTCCACGGGAAGCCCATACAAGTTTCACTGGCACATTTCCAATAGTAGGATCTTTTTGTCTAGCATTGATTATTGCTTGCTTTATGACTGATTGTACCATTTCTCCACCATTGTTTTTTTCAGCAACAATACAATCTGCCTTGTATCTATGATAAGCGGTTATTGCAGCTTGTGCCCACTGTTCAGGACTTCCGTGCAAACTATCATCAGCCATTGTATAATAATCCTCATTTATTTTTCCTGCGGTGATAATTCCTGCCTCATCACCACTGCTAGATGCAGTAGGGTCTACAGCAACAACAACCCGTGACAACTTTGGCGGAACTTTTACAACTCTGCAATCTTCTATTCCCCATAATATCTCATCGTTGACAAGAATGTTTCTACGCCTCCACAACGCACCCGGAGCTTCATCAATATCTTCTGCTTCGATTTCTTGTCTAATTGCCAAGGCCGTCATATCCATTGTAATATCGGACAAGGCAACCTTACTAATATAAGGATTATCGTGACTAGTAAAATGGAAGGCAGCCCATCTTCCGGTTTTGTCCTTTTTTGCCTTTTTCCACAGTTTTGCTGCATGTTGAGGGTCTCTTGCTTTGCTCACGCTGCGAGAATGTAGAGATGGGGGAGTATAAATAAATATGGCATCTCCGTTATTATCTAATAACATCGGTGCACCAACTTCACTCCATGCTGTTTCGTCCATCAATTGAAATTCATCTAAAATAAGTACATCCGCATAATCACCGCGCAAGGTATCAGCATTCCAGGCAGTCTTTGCTCGTATTCGCTGTTCTGTTCCACGTAATTCAATAATATGCCTAGTCTCGTTCTTGTAATATGCCCCCGCTTCTATTGGCTCATAAAGCGCTTTGAGTGTTTCCGTCCAAAATCTGTCAATCTGGTCTTGCGTAGGAGCAGCATAAAGCACCCTTCGGCCCTCTAAGAACTTTTCAAGACCTAAAATTGCCATTCCTACTGTCTTTCCCCCACGTCTGCCAGCACGAACAATTTTTCGTTTTGCTGAATGGTCAATAAATTGACGCTGTTTTTCATGGGGATTCGGAATCGTTACTGTTATGGTCTGCATATTTCACAACGATTTCAATTTTTCCACTATTGTCAACATCTGCCTTCTGTATTCTTCCCCCCGTTTCCTTCGCAATATCATCTAAAAGTCCACGATACGTTTCAAATTCGCTTCGATTGAATTCCTCATATTCTACCTCACGGGCATTCAATCCATTTCCAATACTTTTGACTTGTGGTAACCAGATAGCATCACGATCTCCACTCAAAATATCAAGCTCGATTACCTTCGCTAATTGCTGTAACTTCATAACACGATTGGCAACAATCGCCAATCCTTGATTCAAGGCTTCATGTTCAGATTTCTTCCGCAAGTCCTCAATCTCTACCGCACGACTCTTGCGATATTGATCTACATTCTGACGAGTAACCTTGAAAGGTTCCTCGAAGTTAGCTGCTCTTGCGTTGATTTCGTCTGAGAGAAGCCCTTCGGCTATCCACCGAAGCAGGGCTTCCTTTTGAGATTTTTTTAGTCTCATTTTTTAGCTCTTCACGTCAAGTTCCGTCAAGTTTTTCTTCAATTGCGAGAAAAAAGTCTCTTTAGGTAAGGCAATATTGACACCACAAAAATTCAATATCATTTCGATTTCATCATCGGAAAATGTAAACCACTCTCTTAAGTAATTTCTATCCGAAAATCTATCATGTATAAATTTCTCTAAGGATTCTGCATATTCAGTTTCTAAATAACCTATAAGCTCCAAATTCTGAGGACAAGAAGTCTGCAAAGTTCCCATTCTTGTTCTCACATTAGATGTAATGCCAATTTTTACCAAACCTTTGAACTCTTCTCTAATAAAATATAAGAATTTTTTCTTTCTATTTTTTATAATTTTTGGGGAATTTTCCCATTTGATATGCCATTCATTGTGCAATTCTTGTTCAGATAATTTTCGTATTTTAGCAAAAGTTGAGAAGTAATTTTTTCTATACTGGTCAACATTCTGGCGTGTCACTTTGAAGGGAGGGGTGAAACGAGATGCTTTATCGTTTATCTCGTCTGACATTAATCCTTCGCCTATCCATTCCAGTAGGGCTTCTTTTTGTCTCTTCTTGAGTCTTTTCATAATTATGCTCCGTCAATAATTCTTCTACTGTTATTTTCAATCGTTTGCCAGTCATAGTAAGCAATCGTACCGCATCAGGGGATACTTTCAGATTGCAATCCATCTTGATACGCAACAAATCCCCATCTCCTGAAACAGTAAGTGCTGTTTGGATTGGGGGAAGGTATGCCAAAAACTCTATTTTATTGTCCGATGGGGTGTCTGCCATATTTCGCTTCTCTTAGAAAGTCAATTGGTCGGGTTCCCTGAGAACAGTATACGGCAAAACAAAGAGCCACGCAAGATATGTGGCTCTATTGGGGGAGAGAAACGATTTTATAGTTTAGCCTTCCACCCTAATTCGACTGTATTTGTCTGACAATTATTAAGTGGGGCAGGGGAGTTGCTTTCAATTCCTTCAAGCCGTAGAATACAGGCATTCACGATTTTAGCAGGCCAATCACAATTTGATTTTGTCCTAATTCCAGAGAAATGATCGCGCCAAAAAATAAGTTCTTTTTCGGTCATCAGGGGGATTCTCTTGTAAATATGGTTCATTTTCATGCTTCGGATAATCTTTCTTATCGGCATCAATAATGTTATTGATGCAATATAACCAATCACTTATATTCACCTACTTTTTGCATGAGCCAAATCTCATCATAACCATAAGGCCATCTAGCCAACCTACCTTTTGTCTTTAAATAGAATTCTGTTTTGGCTGAACTAATATATCCAACTTCTAACGGAAAATGTCCCTCACAATTCAAAACAACCATTTCTCTGGTTTCCAAATTACGCATATCAAATTCTATTGAGGAATCTATATAAATATATCCATCTTCATCTTGATTTCCTCCCCAAAATTCTCCTGAAAACGGATAGCCTAATTTTTTTAGAATTTTATTGTTTTCCTTTATGTGATGATCTTTATTAGGCATATCTCCTATAAAAATTCTGGCAACAACTACCTCTGCATTGCACATCCATCCCCATACAGTTGAAAATGAATAAGCATCATATAAATCAAATTTTCCAAGGCGTTCCCATTTTTGACAGATCACATCAACATCATGGAAATATCCTGAACGCATTTTTCTTACGTATTCTGATAAAACTATCATCCAATCAGTATCTTCCATGAGATTATCAACTTGTTTTTTTATAGTATTCTCTAATATTGTTGGCATATTTGCTCTCCTCAAAAATAAACAGCCGCCTTCTACTTTTCGCTGACTGTTGTCACACAGGCCAAGGCTTTAGTAGAAAAGCGGCTATTTATAGCGAAACAAAAAGCCTTCCTGTGTGACAAGATTTATTTTATCACATGTAAGGCCATTAGACAATATCAGATTAATTATCAAAAGCAAGAACTTGAAACAAAAAATCACTTGCTCCCTTTTATAACAATTTGCCTTGTGTAGCATTCTCAAAACTTGGTTTCTCCATCTACAATTGCAAGTGTGTTCATAGAACCTACTCCACATCTCCAAAACGATATGCCCAATAATAATATCCGCCAGCAATGAAAACAATCACAATAATGTAGTAAACAACATTGAAAACTGTAATTGATCGCTCATAGTAAGCAATCGAAGCAGCAATCCCCTGCTCATAATAGATGTCTATTTTTTGGTGTGGATTGGCAGGATTTGAGATGCCTCCATTAAAAAATCTGACAAACATTGTCGCATAAAATTGAGATGGCAAGGTAAGATAATAGTATCGAAGGTCTCCCTCGCTTTCCCACCAATCACCATTTTGGTACAAATAACTACCTCGTATCCACCCAACATACGACTGGCTGACAGTGTTCTTATCCAAATGCACTTTATCCTGCCAAGATATGCCCAAAATCGAAGAAGGAAACTGCTCTCCAAGATACATAAACTGATCTGCTACAGTTTCATCACGTCGATAAGTATCCCATGTGTAGTACACCTCAGTCCGATAGCTTTCGCAATGCCCATCTTTGTCATAGGAATTGCAAACTTGCCGTGTGTGCATTGTATATCTTTCTGTCACGCGTTGGACCAAACCATATGTGCCAGATAACTCTGGTACACCAACCGGAACAACCGCAGTAAGTTGCCCATATGATAAGACGTTGCCAACCTCGGTCTTATGAGCATACTGAAACATGGTTGTATCATCATCAACTTGCAATGCTGTCCTCATCTTCCCAAGTTCGTCATACATAGAATCGGTCAAAAATGGGTTGATGAATATCGCAAACGCAAGCGCCAGGATCACAACAACAACACTGATGAGGAATTCTTTCAGTGAAATGTTACCCATCGCTCACTCCGAAAATAACTCGTCAGGCAACGTTGTTTCACTTCTATCGAAGGAAAGATATTTATAGTCGATGACCTCATGTCCAGTTGTACGTAAAAACACTCTGGCTGGGAAGCGCCTTACAAATCGTTTATAGTCGCGGACATCAGCATTGTAAGCATCACGATAGTTTGTAACCAAGTTCTCAGATAAGCTCATCTCAGTCATTAGCTGGATATAGGTTTCGTTGGCTTTCAAGTCTGGATATGATTCCGCAACTGCATTCAAATAAAACTGTGCTTGCTGATCGTTTCCAGAATCAACGGCTGACCGTAACTGTGCGATGGATGTCTGAACACCAGACTCGTATCTGCTAGCCTGCTCTACAACCTGGACAAGCTGCAAAATGAGATCATGCTGCCTTTTCTCCTGCACAGTGATACCAGCTTTCGATTGGCTGATTCTTTCCTCCAAGCCAATTGCATGGTTTTCTACAGCAATTACCCATACAGCCATCAACACTGCGATAGAAATTGCAATTCCAATCAAGATTTTGTTGGTAGAAATATTCATTTTTTATTCTCCTTAGAACAATTTGGTTATTAGAGTTGAGATCAAATCGCTAGTTGCCATATACAATTACCTTACGATATTTCTCATCTTCTTGAGTTCATATACCCTATCAATAGCCCGTTTACATGCACCCAATAAGTCATCATCAAGAATCTTTTCCCATGCCATCGTTGCGCTAATCCCCTGCTTCATCAAGGATGCTTGCAAACGCACCATGAACCCATCAGGATCGGAACGAACTACAAACGCAACCTCATCTCCACTGGCATAATTTCCCTTGAGCAGAAGGTCATCATCGCGGAAGTCAAACGCATTGCGAATCATTTCGTTGACAGGTTCCTGTGAACCATATTTATCATTCAATTGGTGAAGATAGTCAATGTCGATCATGACCACAAACTTATCCCCTGTCAATTTGCGGTGTTCTAGTTCTAACGCCTGCCTCGTCAACGTTCCATAATTTTTGTTGAAACGCAAATGTTCATTTTCAGCACGGAGACGTTCAATCTCCCGGATAGCATCGTCAATGGCATCAACATACGTTTCAGGGTCATTGAGCCTATCAATAATATCAGTCATTAGGGAATACTCCTACACTAAACGAATCCACGCAAGATTGATCTGAACAAACAATAAACAAATGTCAACGGAAATGAACCCATCTTTTACAACATGACCCAAATGGAGCCAATGGTATCCTTTGAAACCATCCAAATCCTCAGTATAGTAAAGCTCATTGGAAAAACCAATGGAAAAGACAAATTTGCCAAACAAGATAAACTGAAATCGAATTTCGTCAGGTTCTCGAATGATTTTCATCACATCACCACACATGCAGCACTTTGGCTATATCGAGATTCTTGATGTCATCCAACTCTTTCTGGAAGTCATCATCATGTTGACGGGTCACTTTCCCATTTCCAAACGTGACCAACTTGTAGCATTTTGGACAACGCAAGATGTCAACAGAGTAAATTCGATAAGGCACACCATTCCAAGCAGTCAACTCCACAATGGTTATGCCAATTTCATGAACATACATCACTCGCTGACAATCAACACAAATCGGGGGCATGGTTATTTCAGTCATCATTCCCTCCAAACAAATTCAAACTCAAACTGTTGCGCATCTTGATATTCACGCTTCATCAAGAACAATGACTTGAATTCCTGATGACTTCTTACTGCTTTCTCCTCGTCAGTGACCTCAAGCAGAATTGCCAACGCAGACTGAGCAGGGCCAGAGCCACCATAACCAGCATTGAATCCATCTGGACTATGATTCCAAGCCTTTTGGCTCTTGGAAGGGTCAAGCTCTTTCCCATCCAAGAATAACTTCAACTTTCCATTTTTGCGAATACCAACTACTTGATGTTTTGTTTCCATCACTCCACGAATACCTTTCTCAAGTCCTTCGCTTGAAACGTCCAATATTCTACATAGGTATTGAAACTTGCATCACCATCCCCTTCAAAGCACACAGCCATTGGGCGATCTAAGAGATACACACCATACTTGCGAATGTGCTTCTCAATGACTGCCAAACCTTCGCAGCGTCGAACACGAACAATATCACCTTTTGTTAACTTCTGCTTTTTTGCCATCAAATTCTCCTACTTTCTTTCAGGGTTGGATGCACCCTCATTCTAATGTATCAGTCCCCAGATGTCAAGGGAGTTACAGGTTGATTTTTATCCCGTAATTATAGCGCGGGACCTTCCTTCATCCCTGAAATCAATCCGAGTCCGACACTGAGCACACGGGAACAAGCGATTGATCTCAAAGTTCATCCGTCCCTCATAACCGCATTTTGGGCAATGATACTCATCACTCCCCTGCCTGGCTTCCATCCAGATTTTTGCAATTGTGAACTTGGCACGCTGGATGACACCCCGATTAGCAAAACGCTGCTCACGATCAAGGTAGGATTGGGCATTGATGAAATGCAATCTCAACACAAGGTTGTCATGAATGTTATTGACAGCCTGACAGGTTTCCATGCTTTTCTCCAATCCATTCCGAGCCTTGAAGATGATGTCATCATACTCAGCCAGAACACCAGCATCCATCCCCTGGGGATATTGGACTTTGTAGCTCTTGCCGTCAACAATCACAGTCTTGGGAAAGTTCTCAATAATTTGCTGGGATGCGTTCATGTGTTATCTCCAATATAGAATTCCTTCGTCATCTTGTCTCGTTCCGTTTCCACTGGGGTGACTGGAACCAAACCAGTTCCCTTGCAGGTGGGACATGGGCGTGGGGTAGGTTGATTATCGATAACCTCCCACACATAGCCAGGATTGCCAATACAATCAGGGCAAGGGCGATAGTCTTTATCATCAGTCATTTTAGATGTCTCCATTCCAATAGGCTTCCACCTTTGTATAGTTAGCCCGATCTGACCGAGCAGGATGTTGCCATTTTTCATGGACAGCACGCAGCTTTTCCAATTCATCCGGTTGTCCAACCCAATACGACTTGTGCAACCTGCGAAGCATGACAAGCTCATCATGATCACAATAGTATTCCTCAGCCTGCTCATACAAGGCCAGAATATTGCGCAAAATGCGTTCATACTTCTTGGTGTCAGACCAACGATACTTGGAGTACAAGTCATCCCAAAAAGGTTGGAAGTCATCGCCCATATAGGCCTTTAAACTGTTCAGGACATCATCGCGAGAGGAAGTAAAGTCCAACTTATCAAACTGTCGATAAGCACCCCCACGAAAGTTGCCATTATTGATACCAACTGCTGATTTCTTTGCCATCACACACATCTCCTACAAATACACGGTCAAGTCACGATCAACCGCGCACATGTCCAGAATATCCACCCGATTGTTATCGGGGACAACAAAAGAATAGTAGTTCTCTCCCCCACTCATGGCATAGGCATTGAGAACCTGCAAGCGATTGTCCAGCCTACGCTTCTCAGAGTAACGGGTCACGCACCAACCCACATCCAAGATGTGCATTAGGATGTCCACATGTTTTGCAATCTCATCCTGTAACGCAAACGGGAGCATCACAAAATCAGGCTCATCCACATTGGGAACAGTCTCACGCGGGACGGGATTGACTTTGCCGTTATTGGGAAGGATCACAGGAATTTCAAACGAGCCATTTGCAAAGCGCGTTTTCTTCCACCAGGAGCGAGAGTCTTCATCCTTTCCCATGGGCTGGAAGATGGACTGCTTGCCCATCCTTGTCTGGATGTTGGAGCCACCACAGTGAGTACACATCATTGGCATGGATTCCACTTCGACCTCATAGGATTCTGCTTCATCCAAACAAGTAATGACATACGTGCCTTTTTCGTCCAACTTTTTGGGACCACGCTTGCTAACAGTCTTGCGTAGCTTCTCAAACTGTGCCTTGTCCTTCTCATCCATCGTGAAGTCTTCCACAACCATATTGGCGATCTGGACAATCTTAGCGCCTTCATCCCTGGCCCACATCGCAATATCACGGGCAAGGGTCATGGAGGACACGACAATCGCGCCCTCCTGCAAGATCACACCACGATGGTTGTCAGACTTCCATCGTCCGCGCTGGTTGGCACGCCATTCCAACAGGGACATCTCCCCATCATCCGTTGGACGACGAGAATAGAGGCCGTAGTCATGGAGCCGATTGTAGAAAGTGGAGGAGGGCTTGCGCCCATTCCACTCTACAAGTACAAGGATTGCCGAGGTGGGATTGGAGTCAATGGGGTCAGTCATGATTGCACAACACCATCAATAACATCATTTCCAATTCTAGGCAATGTACGTATCTGAGCCAGAATAGAAATCACTTCATTGGCATCTAACCATCCAAGAACATCATCGGTGATTGGTGTACTATAAGTAATATCCCAATCATCCCCGTCAAATTGGATAACTGCCAATTCAAAACGATTATCTTTGGAACCATAGGTTCCAAAGCCACGAATTACGGAAGCACCAAAGTCATTCTCAAAAAGAAAAACCAACTGTTGATTAAATGGATGCTCACCATCAGAAACCAAATATTGCGCAAAATCCTGTAACTCAATCTGATTGCTCATCTTGTTCTCCTAGGTCGGGGTGAATGTTGGATGAGTACCCGACATAGCTAATTCTAGTATATAACGCCCCAGTTGTCAAGGGTTATTTGGGATGTTTCCCAAATATTCATGTCCGATAAAACAACCCTTCATTTCTCTATATTTCATGACTTATTATATTTCCATCATAATCAACATAATGAACCCTGTCATCAAGATTGTCGGCAAGCTCACAAAGTTCATCATCGTCAAGCAAATCTAAATCCTCAGGATAATCAATAATAATATCTTCAACAAGATATTCAGTACCAATCCATCTTTTTGTTGGATTGGTACTGAATTGTGAAGTTTCAATCTCAATAGTTCGTCTCATCACATCCTCCTAGCACCAAATCAACTTGCTCAGGGTTTCAGAGACGTTATCTAAGCCGGTGAAGTTCAGGATTTCATCTGCAACTTCGATAATGTCATTCATCGGATCAGCATTGATCATCAACACAAAGATGCGCATCCCATAGTCTTCCTTCATCTGTTCAAGTCTATCTTTCACATCACTACTAATGCCAGCCTCGCCATCTGTGATCATCACGAAGTCAGACTTGAAGCGTTCCTCTTCATCCAGGTTATCCACCAAGTCCATCATCATCGTGAAGGCATAGTCAAAGCTCGTCCCGCCCCCATAGTAGAACATTGCCCAATGGAGCAGGTCAGCCAACGAGGTGCGAGTATCCACGATGTCAGTCACTTCACCATGGGAGCCAAAGCCAGCCAGCAAGAACTCCTGCCCATTTTCTCGGGCAGCCTTTGCCAAGCCAAGCGCAAGAGCCTTCGCAATGGTCTCCCGCTTGCCACCCATTTCCTCCATATTCATCGAGCCAGATTCATCCACAAAGCAGATGAAGTTTCCTTCTCGCACAGCCTGCATGGTCTTGGTCACGCCACCCAAACCACGTTCCAGCCAATTCTCAATGGCCTGTTTCCGATAAGGGTAGTAATGGGTCAACTTGAAGCGTTCCGCAGGGTGCATCGCCAGCAAATCCTTCGTAAATCCGGCAGTCTCCACAACTACTTCCACCGGGGCACGACCACGCAGGGTTTTCTCAGCAATCCCATGCACGCGTCCGATCATGGTCGTCAACCCACCAATGCCAGGGGATGACAAAGAGCGCATCAACTCCATGATCTCGTTCGGGTCCAGCATCAAACCCTTGCCTTCGTCCACACCCCAGGCAGCCAGGAAGGTCATGACCTCCTCGCCAAAGTCAGAGCCGGTCTTGATGGAGCCAGAACGACCAAAGCCGTTCATCGAGTTGCCCATCGCATCTTTGATCTGCTGGTTGGCTTCATCCCGAAGGGACTGTGCCTGCTCACGCAATTTGTCAGCCTGCTCCCGAAGTTCATCAGGGTTGGGGGGAGCAAAGTCTTCCTGCTCCCATTCTCCATCACCCTGTCCATCTTCATCCCAGTCATCATAGGGATTCTCGTCCTCATCGCCAAATCCGCCACTGGAATCATTACCATCGTCGTTGTCAGCGTTCTCCTGCTCATTAGATGGGTCAGAGTATGGGTTGTCGCCTTCCCGTTCATCTCCTTCGTTCCCTGATTGATTCTCACCAGAGTCAGAGTCGTTTTCCTTCTGTTCGATGTCATCGGCCTGCTGTTCCATATCATCGGCCTGCTGTTCCATATCATCAGCACGCCGTTCCATCGCATCAGCCTGCCCAAGTCCATTCATGCCACCAGCCACATCTGGCATATTCATCAACTGCTCCACCATGCCATAAGCCGAAGCAGCAGAACTTACCTTGTGGTTCACAAACGGCAACACATTGACTTTGTAGGTCGGGTCAGACAATACCCATTCCAGCAATCCACGCACAGCCTCCCGCCCTTCCGGACTGGCAGGTTTGAGATTGCTATTCGCAAGGTACATCGACCAGTACAGGTCTCGTTGCAGGTCATCAATGGCAGAATTTCCAAAACTGGACAGCGGGACATTGAAACCGGTCACCTTTTGGCCTGGGGTCAAATCATGTTGTAAGGTGGGAGAGAGAACATCGATGAACTGCCCCTTGACCAGATAGCGAGGGCGATAACCTCGCCCTCGGTCATCATCACCATCATCAAGATAGTATCTCGGCATCAGATTTTCTCCCCACGCAATAGCTTTTTGTACACACTGAACATCTCGCGCAAGGCTTCATCCACTCGAGGGTTTCCAGGATGTTCAGCACGCAAGGTCTTCTCTGCATCCTGCCACGCACGTCCCAACTCACGGGAAAGAGCATCACGAGCATCTTCATTCAAGCGCCCACGATTGTCACTGTACTTGGCAACAATGTTCGTCCAGGCCGCATAGGCATTGGCCTTGAACTCGTTGATCTGAGTTTCAACCACATCCACCAGGGCATAGACAATTTTCTTCCATTGTAATGCCTGACCAAAATCAACTATAGGGTAGCCGTAAGCCAGCGCATCAAAGGCCTGGCGAGGCAAGTCTTCAAAGTCATCACTACCAGCATAGTACGCGCCCATCGCATACAACATCGCCCGAAACTGGAAAATGCGGCGATTGTTCAAGCTAAATTTCCCACCCTGTTCATCACACAACCGCTGGATGTTCTCAAGCAGACCAATGATAGCCTCCGAACACTTATAGTGGGAGGGGTCGTTCTCAATATAGGTCGTGACCAGTCCATTGACTTCCATCACAGTGTTGAAGTCAGGCAGGTCAAAGTTCCAGGTGCTAATGGCAGGCTTGGCAACCAACGCTCGAATATCAGGCTGGGAGGGTTGATACCAGATCGTGAACGAGAACCGATCACGCAAGGCTTCATTGCGAGGGGTCGGGGTAAGCCAGTTGGCAGTTCCAACATAGATCGGGCGATGGAACTTGCTGATCGCATGCATCGCGTGCACTGCCGTGTCCATCCCTAGATCGCCAAAGCGAGAAACTTCATCCAGCAGACAACCACAGACTTCCTCTGCAACCGGAGTGCCTTTCGTAATCCAGTACGGGACGCCCTTTGACTCAGCCTCAGGGTCAATGGAGTAGATCGGGTTGGCATACCCAATGATGTCAGCAGGGAGCGTGGAAGGAACACACGGGAACAACATCGTGGCTTCCTCGCCAAACACCTGCTTGAGCATGTAATACAAGATTTCTGTTTTGCCGTTTCCGGGCTCACCAACAACCAGGACATTCTGCCAGGAAAGCATCGAAGCCTGCATTACGGGAGTAAGCAGGTTACGCAACTCATCAGGTTGGCTATATCCATTCACGGACAAAGTGGGTGCAACAGTATTCGTCATTTCATTCTCCTAGTATAGTCTACCCCATTGGGGCTGGATGATTCTTACTAGCTCATTCTAAAGGTTATCCCCTTATTTGTCAAGGGTTTGTAAGGATGAAAATTAACCTTCTTCAGTGTTACTTAGGCCAACACTATCAGGAATTTTGGTCTGTTCAAAAGTCCACTTCATTAAATCCATAACTGTGGTTTTACTTGGGAGATTCCCGGTACATCCAATAAAATCTGCAACAAGTTCATCAAGCATAGCATGAAGCTCAATATGCCTTTGTTTATGTTCTTCGTCATTCATAACTTCCTCCAAAAATCTTGCTATTCATACTGATCCCATCCCCAACATCAGACATATGCCCAAACAACTTTTCGATGCGTTCCACCTGCACTCGCAACTCAGCATCATTCGGTCTACTATCCAACTCATCCTTGTACTGTTGCAGGTCAAACACATCCCACGGCCACAAGGGTTGACCGGGGTTGTCATGCCCCTCCAGAAACAGGATACCTCGAATATTCAACGCCCAACTAAAACCAAGCGGCGGGTCTGGAAGTTCCAATCCATCAGGGGGGTCAAATGACAATCCAGAAATTCCACTATTCTTGGGAGACTTCCCACCAAATGGGATCTGTGCAAAACTTGAGTTCTGGACAGGAGCAGATGCAACCTGCTTATCAAACATAATCAAGCCATTGTCTGCTGCATAACTAAGCATGGCCACAATCCCATTATTGGCATTGCCAGAGTTCTGCATATCCTTGAACACAGGTGAGGGGTCTTTGGTCAATGGGGACTGGTCAACAGGAATGGGAGCAAATATCTCATTGGGAGCATTCCAACCAGCCACGCTATCAAGCACCCCAAAGCCAACACACAAGTCAGGGGATACTTTCAAATTCACACTAACATCCACCTTGTTTCGCGCCAATGCCTGCTGATACAAGGGCTGTCTTCCTTTCTGGATACCAGGGGCTTTCAACCATTGCCCATTAGCAGGGAACGGAATCTGTGCCCCTTTGAAGCTCACTCGCGCAGCCTTCCAATCCCCAACAAGGTCATCAGTTGTGAACACAACAGGAAAGTTCACAGCAGAATGAGCATTTTTCTTGTGGATCAGGGTGCAATAGCGTAACCCATCCAGAGCAAAGGCAAACACAACCGGGGAGTTCGGATAGTTGTGCTTGAGCGAGGCATATACCGTGATTTCACCAGGGACCAACGAGCCTTTGTGGTCAGGGTGGTCCATCATGGTAACATCCTTCTTACAAAACACCCAGTCGCCCTTGAGAGCAAAAGCGCCCTTCTGGAATGGGTCAATGCCAGTCAATTCCTTGCCCCAAGCGGTGAACCATCCTCCATATTTAGCGATCTCGGAACCATGAGTCGGGTCAATCTCAACCAGGCCAGCCTGCTCCACACTGGGCGGGACAAACTGGTTGTCATTGCTATAATCAAAAGTCAAAACAAGTTCTATATCGTGTGGCATTTGTTCTCCTACTTTATCAGACATTTGAAAAACGTCCTGAAACAAGGGGTCGGATGAACCCCATCGACCTAAAACCAATCGCTCATAATCAGTGGCTTGCCTCATCAAAGAGTACTTGATAGCATCCAAACTATCAGGGTCAAAAATAGTAGGACTATCACAATAAGTACTGGCAAAAATTGGTTCATCTGGATTGAGAACCATCTTGCGAAATGACTCCATAAGCTCAGAGTCATTACAAAGTTTCTCGTACTCATCAGGGCTAAGGGATGGGGTCACTGGCAACTCCTGATAGTCACGCTATTCTCCAAAGCTACCAGCAACCCCATGTCACCTAGAACGGTTCTCCATCATCCTCAGGTGGGGCATCCTCGACAGAACCACCATCACCACTGGAAGATAAGAAGCGAACCGTAGCAGCAACCACCTCAAAGGATGAGCGAGGGGAACCATCGGGGCCAGTCCAGACACGCGGACCTCCGGTGCCTTTATCAGCAGTCAAGCGTCCCTCTACCAAAACCTTCATGCCCTTCTTGACATACTGGTTGCAAGTTTCTGCCTGCTTGCCCCATGCAGAAATCCGAAACCAAGCAGTCTCCTGTACCTGATTGCCACCAGAATCAGTGTATTGACGATTGGTGGCAACAGAGAACGAAGCAACAGCAGCACCAGAGGGAGTGTAACGCATCTCTGCATCCTTGCCAACATTACCAACCACAACGATAGTGTGAAACATTATCCACCTACCTTTTCGTTGGCTTGCTTGATGAGGGCCTCTACTTCATGATAGCGCTTGAGTAGATCAGATCGAGTTGACTTGTTACGCTGGACAGGATTTACTTTTACCCCAATATCAGTGGCCTGTTTCACCAAAGCCTGCCACTTGCCCCAAGCTTCATCTGTGATGATGTCCATGTCAACCTTTGTGCCATCATTTGATTGGGGTTGATTCTTCCCAGTTCCAGCACGCTTTGTATCTTGAGGACTGGAAGTCTCATCGGGGTCATCACCGGTCAAGAGCAAGAAGGTTTCGAGCAAGGCATACTTCTTGCTAACTGTCATGCTCTTGTTTCCGGCCTTATCGCCAGGGTCTGCCCCATCCCCAAAAATTTCAACATCCTGATAGGTGTCACTGGGGACATGATAAAAGCGATAAACGTGGGTGGCAACAATGCGATTCCAAACAGTGTGATATTGACCAACCTCAAAAGAAGAATGGGCAACATCCTTCACAGATACAGGATACATCACCACACCATTCTCAAGCATGGCAGGGCGAAGGGCATCTAATACAGCATTTTCAGTCTTGAGACTATAGCTGATTTTAGAGTCCTTCGCCTTTTCCTTTTGCACATATCCAACAGACTGCATGATTGCCAAAATTGCAGTGTGGATATTCGAACTATCTTTCTTTTCAGTCATGGTATCTCCAATTCAGTTTGTGTACAGGTTTCTACAGGTCATACAAAGGTTACGATTCCAGGGCCTTGGATAGTTCCTCAGCCTTCTCAGCCTGATACATATCAAGGTGAGCAAACAAGAAATTGCCAGCCTCTCTACAAGAGTAGCTCATATTCCCAACAATGTCATCACTCTTAGGTAGTGACCGTATGTGTCCAGTAAGACGGGCAAGTTTTTCAAATCTATCAGCCATATCTTTTGGAACTTGAACGGTGAATGATACCATTGGCACAGGTTCAATTGAGGGTGCTTGCAGTTCAGCAATAGCTTGCTTTACTTCTTCTTTCATAGCTTTTCCTTTCTGGATTTCTCCTAATTTTTTGTACTGGATGATTCACTTACAAGGATTATAAATTGTTAGTCCCTAGAAGTCAAGGAAGTTTGTGGGTATACATTCCTTTGTTTTTCTCGTTGATTTCAATAGCCATAACTATCCCGCGTGGCAATCCTAAAATGTAGATTCTCCATTGTCTTTTTATCCAAGCCCACATCACCTACCTCCAATCACATTCCACATCATCGACAACGCATGAAACAACGCTTTGCCAATCTTGGGATTCTTCACAGCAATGCCCTGAATCAAGAGATTGATACTATGCAAAGCCTCCCGCAATTCTGCTTCATAGTCCACATCCACAGGATTGGGGTCGTCCACTTCCAAAGGTTCTACCTTGAGGGGAGCAAACTCAATCCCATTGCCAACCTGCACCCCAGTCTGGTACTGGACATAGCCATTGGACTCATGCACACTGTCAGGTTCAAAGGCTGATCTAAGTTGCCACTCAGCAGCCGGATAGCCCTGATTTTGGGAAAGTTCCCAAGAATAGTCCAGAATGTCTTGCCAGATTTTATGACCAGTCTTGGGATTGTCAGCATCAAACTTGTTACGTCCGGCATAAGTGAAGTGGCTGAACGGAATGTCCAACCAGCGATAGCGTTTGCGTAGTGCTGGGGAGAACCGTCTGGCCGTCAACGCCCATGCCTTGACCGTGTTCTCGCTCCTGGCTCCACGCAGAAAGCGGCGCGAGACATAATAACAGATGTCCATGAACGTGTAAGGCTTGCCTTCCGAGTTACACAGCCCGGCAGCCAGTACAGCAGACCAGATGTCATTCGTCCAATCCCCTTTCTGCCATTGTACCCGTTCTTCTTCCTGAGATAAGGCCTCAAACCTCTGGATGGATTCTTCTGGAAGGATTTTATCAATCGCGCGAATCATCTCTCCAACAGGGTTGGGAGAGCGCAGGTCAATTTGGAGGGAGGGGGTATCAATTAACATTGGTATCTACCAATATCCTAGTATCTTCTAAAGTTATCTTACAAGGGATATTTATCCCTCTTACACCAAGGTCAGTTTGAAAGAAGTAATCTTCACCATTATATGAAAACTTTACCTCATATCCAGACCAAAGGCCATAATAAATCCCAACAGGTATTGGGCTAGCCTTATGGTATAAGACAGACTTATTCACAGTTTCAGCCATCACACACCTCCAATCATAAGATTCACATAGTAGTCCAGTATCTGCATCACGCGCTTGCTATAGTGCGAGGGAGCCATGCCAATGTTGGGCATCAAGTACAACTCCAACATCTGAGCAAAACAGCGATTGTCATAGGGGATGCTACTACGCATATCTTCCAATAAGTCATCAGCTTTACTGGCATCATCCCCAAGGATTCGCATGATGACATTGCTTCGTTTCTTCAAACCAACATCCATCGCATCATGCAACTCACCAATTTGCTCAGATAGGTCAGGGAACCACATCTGTTCTTCCAGATTTAGTTCCATCCAAACCTCTACCACACCAATCAAAAAAGTGGCATGTACCATCATGATGTCCGTATGACTTGCAAGCAAATACTTACAGGCATCAAACAGCTGGTCAGGGGTGGATGTCATATAGGCATTGGCAATTTCAATCGGGACATCAGACAGATACAAGCCATTTCTAACTGCAAAGGGATGAGCAAGCAAAACAGCAGCATCACTCATCTGCTCTCCCTGTAGCATTTCCAAAGAAAACACAGAAGGGTGCAAAGCAACCAATTTTTTATGATCACTTTCAACTTCCTGCTGGATGTAGCGCAGAGCAAGATTGATCGGGTCCTTAGAGTCCAACTGCGTCAATACAAAATGCTTTGCGCCAGGATATGCTTGCAATTTCCTTCCAAGCTCACAGGCAACACGTAACAATAGGCGAGTATGAAAATCCCCCCACTGGCAATGAAGATAGTCATCAGCCAACTTGAAATTATCCAACTGCATGGTCTCAAGCAATGGCATCGCAGACAAAAGCACTTCGGTGTTATTGGTCATCTTATTTCTCCTATCTTTGGATGATTTACAACTCCATTATAATTTGTATGTCCCTAGTAGTCAAGGACTTCACTGGATAAAAATTAACCTTTATCAAATAATGGTTCGTAGTTTTCACCAGTAAGTTCTGGCAATTCATCCAGATATGTTCCCCATCGTGGCATAGTTTTTACCCCTTTCATCGCATCGTAACATCCTGGGCACAGTCTATATCCTTTGTTCCAATTCTCAATCGAAATCATCCACTGACAATTAGAGCAAAGACGACCTTCTTCTTTGGCTCTATGATATTGTCGTGCCATGATTTTGTTCATCACAACCTCCTACGGTAATCTACTCGCATGGCTCGGCCTTTGCGCATTGGGAGCATACGGTTTATCGGTGAACCATTGTGCAACCAAGTCATAATCCCACAGGGTGGGGGTGAAACGATTGCCATCTCTGTCTTTCATAATCCAGATGCTAATCTTGAGATTCTTCGCACCAACCAACTGCTGGTTGACTTCCGGCATCAAGACTAACATCACATCCGTAACATGCTTGATCTGCCTTGCCCACGGAATGGCATTCAAATCTGGCAATTGATTCTTCTGCCCATTGCCATTCATGGCCTTCTGGTTTCGCTTGAAGAACTCAGCAGACTCATCCGGTGAAATGGCATGCACCACTCCACAGGCACAATCATATTTGTTCGCAATAGATTTCAACATCGTGAAGTTGTGCAACATATTGACGGTCTTGTTCTGTCCCCCATCTTCCTCAACCTGATTGATCTGATCTACCACGAATAAGGCAGGGCGATGCAAACGAACTGCTCTCTCGATCTCACGCAGGTTGGTAGCCCGCGAGTTAAACTTGAGTCTGCCACCATACTTTCCCTGGTATTCATTTACAATAGCATCCCGCAAATCTTGCTGCTCCTGCGGTGTAAGCTTTCCACTTCTAACCTTTTTCCCATTCACATGGGCAAGTCCAGCAACTCGCCGTAGGACATTCTGCTTATTGGTGGACTCAAGCCCAAAATAGAGTGCCTTCTTTCCAGCCAACGCAACCTGCTCACATACTTGCAACCACCATGCGCTCTTTCCAAATGAACTATCCCCGATCATGAGCGTGGCACCAATGGGCAACCCACCCAAAGCATCGGTGTGGTCAAATTCTGGAAAGCCAGTCATAATTCCAGTCGGATTGTTATTGTCAATATCGATCAATAGATCAACACTGGCCTCGTCGCTATCCTCTGTGTCATCATCCTGAGAGTAGTTGACATCCTCCCTTACAACCAACTTGTCATACTTTGAAAGGGTGGTCTCAATATCACAACTTTCATCATAACCCAACGCAGCTATTTCATTGGCCTTAGCAATCAGTTTTCTCCTGACAGAATGAGCCTCAATAATTCTGCCATAAGAGAGAATGCTTGCTACATCCAAGGTCGGAATCCCAGTTGCAACCGTAATCAAGGCTGTCAGGTAAGCAGGACCACCAATATCAGCCAATTGACCTAATCCATCCAACACATCACTGATAGTCATAATGTCAACTACCCTGCTAAAGTCCAAACAAGTCTGCATCGCCTCCCAAATCCAGCGATGCCGATGGATGTAGAAGTCATCAGCTTTCAAGAACTCAGCCACATCGGGGTAAAACTGCGGATAGATCAAGAGGGCGCCCAAAAGTAACTCCTCCGCCTCCCGTGAATGCGGAATACTCAGAAAGGTAGGAGGCTCCTCAGGTTGGTCAATCTCTGGAAGGATGAAATCATCAAAAGGGTCATCAAGTGGCGCTGGGGGTGGCAGGTTCGGTGCAGTCATTCAGTTCTCCTAGGTAGTTATATTGCCAAAATCAAAGGGGGCAAAGCCAGTCTCAGGGTCGATCTCAACAGGGACATTATTGGGATTGTTCGCAGGAAAGGCTTCAGGATAGGCCTCGATCATTTTGTTCGGGTTCCAGAACTTCATCGAGAAATTGTCATCCTCAAACAGGTAGCGCATGAACACATGCAAGTGTCTTCCCTTCGTCTGTTCCTGCTCATCCACAAAACGATAAAAGCTCTCCCACTTATTGAAGCTCACCCGAGTATCCAAAATAGCACAAAACAACTCATGGATTTCCTCAAGCCTAGTAGACTTCTTTACCCCGGGTTGCATTCGCAAAGCATTCATCCACCCTTCAATGGGATCTCCACGCTTGTCTTCACTTTCTACAATGCGTTGTCTATCTTGTTCTAAAGTTTTTGAAAAATCGTCCTGCTCTACTTTTTCTTTATTCTTTTCTTTATTCTTTGCTTCATGTGGTGAGTAACCTCCTTCACCTGATGATGTACCTCCTTCATGTGGTGAAGGCTTCATGTCATGAAGGGTCTTTTTGAACTCTATTCTAGACTTGATAGATAGATGACTTTCAGCCCATTCAATATTCTTACCCCATAAATCAGGAATAGATAAATGCCAAACAGGTTGGGGATATCCAGGGTCTTTTCTAACTTCCCCTTCAAGAAAGCCAAGTGAAATCCAATAGTTACGACAATCCACTACTTTTCCAATGGACATGCCACTCAAAGCAGCTAAATCTTCCGTTGATAAAAAGCATTCACTAGAATCACCTGCTACCTCTTTTATCGTATCCCATAAAGAGTAATCATAAGGTGTCCTACTATAATATTTCACAATGCGAGGGTTGATCGTGAAATATTTTGCATCACGACTTTTATCTCTTATTTTGTTTTGATCACTCATGATGCACCTTTTTTAGAATTGCATTTCTTACATAATGTTTGAAGATTGGATAATTCTAAAGTCCCACCTTTTACCTCTGGATAAATATGATCTACAGTCAAGTTTTTTCTTTTTCCACAATGTCGACAAGTGAAATTATCTCGCTCCCATACTTCCCACCTAATTTTTGCAGGTATAATTTCTTTCTTGTAAGATGATTTTTCTTTTGGCCTATTTTGTTCATCTTGATATTCTTGATATGCTTCCTGTAAATCTTTTTTCAATATTTCAACAAAATTGGGCCTAGCATCAATATCCTCAAGGCAGAAAATTGCATCACCAAGTCGTCTAACCCTATTATGTAGAGTTTCTAATAATTCCATAACAAACTCCTAACCCAGATACAAAAATCCCTTTCAAACTTTGATAACGGCTCAGGCAACACAGGCTTTGATTACATCGGTGGCTTCCGATAGAACCTAAGCCGTTATCAAAATCCAAAAAGGATTGATATTTTGCCCGTGTTTTGCGCTTTTGTTTAGCGGTAGCCAGCCGCGCGCCTAAACATATTCTAAAGGATGTTCACGATTCTGTCAAATGGGATTTCAAAAAATCAATCACCAATTTTCCATCAACAATGGCACACTCATAATCATTATTTGGTAAGTATCCCTTGACAACAAGTAGAACATGTGATAACATGTAGTTGTTAGGAGATACACGATGACCACAAAGACCCGCAAACAACCCAAAAGCCCGATGCAGAAATTCACGCTCAAAGACTTTCAACAGATGTTCCCTGATGACGATACCTGTCTGGATTACATCATGAGCCAGAAATACCCTGAGAGAATCGATTGCCCTCAGTGTGGACGCAATAGCATTTTCCATCGTGTGACTGGTCGCAAATCCTATGCCTGTGATGGGTGCGGGTATCACATTGCTCCTACCGCTAATACCGTATTCCATAAGTCAAGCACCTCCCTGACCATTTGGTTCTATGTCATTTACTTGATGGCACAAACGCGCGGCGGTATTTCTGCAAAGCAAATCCAGCGCGAGACGGGCGTTACTTATAAGACAGCCTGGAGAATGTGCAAGGAAGTACGCGAAGTTCTTTTTGAAGATCACGACCCAATGAGCGGCGATGTAGAAATGGATGAAAGCTATTTTGGTGGCAAGTCTCACGGCAAGCGCGGGCGTGGTGCTGAGAATAAAACCGCAGTATTTGGAATGGTAGAGCGAAACGGGAAGCTCGAAGCGCGAGTAGTTCCCAATTGCCAGCGCAAGACCCTTTTCCCGATTGTGACGGATAATGTTGAACAGGGTACACAAGTTTACACGGATGAATTCAACGTTTATCAGACCTTGCCCGCGATGGGATACAAACACGGGACGGTTCCACACGCTGAAAAGGTTTATGTTGTAGGCAATGCTCATGTCAATACAATCGAGGGTTTCTGGTCACAGTGCAAGAATGGTATTCGCGGCGTTTATCATTCGGTGAGTGCAACCTACTTACAACACTACTTGGATGAGTACGCATTCCGCTATAACCATCGCAATGATGTTACTCCGATGTTCCTGACTTTTCTTTCGCGGGCGATTTCTCAATCTTCTTAGCAATCACTTTGTTGAGTGATTTCAAGAAGTCTTCTTTAGTGAAAACTTCCTCTTCGGAGGAGGTTTTTTGTTGTTTCTTTTTGGGTTGTTTATCTTTCATATTTTTCTCTTTTCCATCAATTGAAATGTTTCCATCGGGCATTATATGTATACTTATTGTCTTTATCGGTAAAACTGTTTTTTCGTTATCTAATTCCATGTGGCTTATTATTTCAACTTCAATCACTACCTCAGGCGTTATTTGATTTTCTTGAAAAGGCCATTCAACACCGTTTTCTTTCGGTACTGTCATGAATTTATAAACCGTAGATGGGTTTTCTAATCCTGTTATAGCAAAATCTTTGCTCTTCCCGTGTTTGATACTTTTATCTTCATCATAGAATCCCATGTTTTGATTTTCATAATCAATAATTGGAAAATAATATGCTTTTTTTACTTCCCTAAATGAAAAAATATCTTGATTTACCCTTCTAGTAATCCAGCGAACTTGTATCCTATCTAAATCAAATATCTTGTCATTTGTGATTCTCAACGCATAACCAGAAACACCAACAATATGATATGGAACTTCGTCAAATCTAACCAGGCTCCAATTGTGCTTTGACAATACAATCTTTTTTTCCTCATACAAGACCTCGTTGGCGTGAATATAGGTTCCTATTGCTATTATCACGAACCAAATCAAGCCTGATATAGCAGCTACAATTTTTACAAAAATATCATCTATTGCAATATCAACAGAACCGCCATAAAAAGCTATTAGAGGACCTACAAGAGCTACAACAATGCTTGTCACGGTTTGTTTCCAATCACCCCACCCAAACCACGATTTAATTTCGTCCCCCCAAATATGTCTAATTTCTTCCCAATATGTTGTTTCTCTTTCCATATCTCACACTCCCCCTTTATTGTACACAATAACCATGAAAAACCATTGAGAAATAAGGGTTTATTTGTAGTGCTCATATCACCCTCTTTTGTAAAGAGCGTAGCCACTTCAATAACTTCATATAAGAATTTGTTTTGCTAATATGATATGGTGCATTGCTTATAGAAATCTCTAATCCGTCTGGATTTTTTGACATTCTCAATATAAGCCCACGATATTCCCCTTCAAGTATCCTGATAGAAATAGCTTCGTTTATATCTGAGACTACATTTGCTCCATAATATAGTTCTTTCCAATCCAAAAGACCAAGACTAAGCGCTATGTCTCTGCTAATAAAAGCATATAGCCTTTGTTCAAACTCTTCTTTTGTAATGGAAACTATAAAAACTTTCTTCCTCCTTAGAATCATTGGGTAAAATATCAATTTGAGAATATCAAATATAACTGCTAAAATAAACAGACCAAGCATTACCCCCAATATACACGCTAACGAAAAACCAATGGTTACCCATACAGAACAAAGAGCATACCCTTCTAAGTGAAGCCCAAAGAAAGGATTGCCAGCAGTACAATAATAGCTAATCATACCGCCAGCATCCTTGACCGCAAAAGCAATAATTGTTGGAGTACATATTGCTGAAACAACAGCAATGATCGTCCAGAATTTATTGATATATTTCTTCGGAGTATCCATAGCGCCCGTCCTTTCCACACCCCCATTTTACCCCAATACTTGTTACAAGGGGATACTCGCCCATTATTTTTACTAACATCCCATCCTATCTTGAAAAGGAAAGTTCCATCTTCCAAGACTTCTATTCCAAGGCGATGACCTTCTTCTGATTCATCTTCAATCTCGATTTTTTTGATGCGATTATCCATCAAAACAACTCCATCTGTTCCTTCGGCACTTCCACCTTCTTCACTCGTTGCCGATAATGATTGACAGTCTCAGGGTGCAATTGCCGCTTGATCTCATCCAGCCACACCTTATATGGCCAGTATTTCTTGGGGCCAAACGGGTAGGCCTCACTCAAGGCCTTGCGAATCTGCTTCTCAGTCTTTCCAGTAGCTCGGCAATTGTGAATGACGCGCTGGATGATAGGAGCAACCTGCTCACGCCAAGTTGACATCTTTGCTCATTTCTGCCAACTTCCAACAAGCACACCCATGCTCACATCTCCAATAGTATTTCCCACAATAGGGGCCAGCCAGGGTGTGCAATGTTATCTTGTCGCAGCGATAGCAAAAGGATTTCTTGTGAACCTTCCCAATATCCTTTGGATCTGAAGTCTGTTCTTCAGCACACACAGGGCAATGGGTGTTCGATGAGTTCTTGGGGCGAAAGACATGCCCTTTCGAGCATGTCAATTTGCTGATGGTCACAATTCCTCGATACAATAGTTCACATGGCTTCCAGGCTCCCCGGACTTCTGAACCGTGTGCCAGATCGCGATCTGCGCCTTTCGTTTGGATGGGAATTCAGTGTACGTCCCAAAGGACACAATCTCAAGGTTTTTCTCAACTTTGTTGTAAAACATCAAAGTTTTATCAGGCAAGTGTCGCACCACACACTTCTTCGGTGGCTCAGGGGGCGTGTACTTTCTTTGCTTCTTCTGTGGCCTGGACTTGCGACCTGGCTTACCACGATAGTGCCGATTGTTATTCGAATAATGTTGATTCTGGTTCATGATACCTCTCTATTAGCAAGATTCAATTTGTTCAATTTTTCTCCAAAATCAATAAATTGTTCTGGATCACAAATATGGATATGACGCGGATTTCCATCACCAAAAGGGAACATCCCATCATGCCAAACAAAAATATCAATACACCCACCAAATCTTGATTGTGCATCATGAGACTCCTCCCATCTTTTATCCATAACAGCAACGGCTTTTCCTGAATAGCCACCCATCTGTGGATACCAAATGGCATATCCAATCTTGTCATCAGATTCAAGCACTTTATCATTTGAGTCACACTGTTCAGAAGTTGGTTCTTGAATAGTCAATTTATTCTCCTTTACTGGATGATTGTACACAAGTATATTAGTATAAACTCCCTTAGATGTCAAGACATTGGCAGGATAATTTTTATCCCGCAACTATAGCGCGGGAACTTACCTTTTGTTAAATGCGATGCACCCGGGAGCAGACCGGGTGCATCATGCAGGGGAGGGTGTGGAGCAGGGAACTTGGCCGAGATTGGTTGTGTAATGCCACCTAGCATTGCAAAGACAGTTTCAGTGGCAAATCAAGTATATCATAAAAAAACCCTATGCTTTGGATGGGCATAGGGTGGGGGACAAGATAGCGGGCTAGGACTAGTGTATCTCTAATGCTATCTAACTCATTATACCAAAAAAATGGCCTACTGGCTAGGAGAACGACCGTAACACTCGGAGAGTGCAAATAGGGTCATTTTTGTTCCAGTAGGCCCAAGTGAAACCTGTTTTCACAGTATGTCTCACTTGCATCCATTTGCATTGTAAAGGGGCAATCCTAAAAAGTCAAGCCTTCTCAAAATAGGCATCAATGGCATTGGCAATTTCGGTTGGCACTATTGCCCTACTCTCACCAAATTCCTTTTCAAGAAGCAAACCATCCTCAGTCAACCGATCAATAAAATAACTGACAACACTGGTGCTAGTATTGAAATGATCAGAAATATCACGGATGACAGGGCTGCGCTTTTTCTGTTTCCAGAATAGCAAGATGTATTTTAAATAGTCATACTTACGATCAGATTGTTTGGGTGGCATAGCACATCCATTCTAACATAAAATCTATGGATTCTTGACCCCTTCCCCCACAGCGGGGTGCTGCACCCATCCAGTAGTAGGCGATTCGGGAGCAGGCTTTTCATAGATCGTGCCACTATCCCAAACCTTATTGACTCCATTTTCAGACCAACGAGTCTGGGCATTCTCATACCCTTCAATCGGGTGTGGATTGGGAACATCAGTTTCTACTGGGGTGTAACCATTGGGTGTTGGTGACATTTTGGCCTCCTTAGCCTTGACATATATGCCGAACTGCATATAATGTTTATAAGTATTATAAAGATTGTAAGGTAAAGGAGCGCACATGTCAAGTGAAACTGTATCAAAAACATACCACATTCCCCCAAAATATGCAGAGGCTCTAGAAGCACTACGCAAGGCAGGTTACAGCGATGACGGTAGCCTGACAAAAGTCAGTGCATTCAAGCAAGCCATCAAGGATGCTTGGGCCAAACACTTCCCAAATAAACCATTCCCAGGAGATGAGCAATCATGAGCAATGAACGCACAGTGACCTACGGTGACGAGGCAGTTGTAGTGGAAACTGATAAGACCACTCAAATCATCACATGGGAAGACGACAAACCAGATGAGGATGTCACAACGATTGACAAAGCCACCGGTGAATCAACTACCACCCACTACCCAAAGACTTAGGAGAATACCATGAACGAATTTATGTTTGATAACACAAAGCTCGACAGTCTCGATAAGGACATTGCAGAACACATGGCCCGCCCTACCCTGGTCAGCAAATTGAAGGGGCAAAAGAAACGCAAAAAAGCAGCAGAAATGTCATGGACAGCAGAATTACAGGAATACTGGTACGTTTATGTATTCCTCGCAGTCAGTGCCATCTTCACCGGGATGCTCGGATTCATCCTCGGTACTGCTCCAGAAGCACAATCAAATGGTATCTATTTCAACACGGATGGACTCCATATCATCACAGCAATCGTGTACATGCTTACCTTCATCACAATCACAGAGGGAGCCTTCGCCCTGGCAAAACGCCGCTTTTTTGTGCGCGAGGAAAAAAACGAAGTCCAAAAGTTGACAATGCTCGTTGCAATGGTAGTTGCAGGGATTTCCATTGTCGGCACAGGGATTGCAGGTGGATCTGTAACTGCTTCAGTCCTCGGCTTCCTGACTGAATTTCAAGAAATCCCTGCAAGCGCCCAAAAGTGGATTGTGTACATCATTCCTGTCCTTTTAGCTTTCTACACGTTTCTTTTCGCAGCCTATCACCTCTCCAGCGATGCAGCCGCCAGTGAACGCATCACTCGCGAACAGATCAGGGAGCGTGACCTGGATCACCGTACTCGTCAGCGTACCATCGAGCAAATCGCACAAGAGAGATTGCAAGAGACAGAGTTGCAACTATTCATGAAAATGGTCGAGGAAGGGCGTATTTCATCAGCTACCGCAACAGCCGCTATTCGCGCCGGGAAAACTCTCGGTCAACTCGAACGAGAACAAAAACGTGACATCGACGGAGACGGCAAAATCGGCCAAACTTCCCCAAACGGACATCGCCCAACAGTTCGGGTCCTGGGCGCAGACGAACAGGATTTTACGAACCCGCCACAGTAGAGCAACATGCTGAGGCGGTGATTGATGACAAAGCAGATGAGCTGCCATTAGAAATACCATTAGATTCGGCTCCTGAGGCATTAGATTTTCAAGATATTGATTCTATGGTTCAGGAAGCCGAACAAGTTCTAAAATCTAATGGCAGTGAAATAAATCTAACGGCTGTTTACAATATTGAGTTTACCGAAGGAAGGACTAGGAAAGATGGAAACTGGATCAAAACAGGAAAGTTCTACTGGATTTACACCACCTTCAAAGAAGGTAAAAGAGTACGAATCAGCCCAACAAAAATCCACGGGAACAAAAAATTTCTCACCAGAATTGAGAACTGTCCCCACAAAGGACGGGTCGCATCTTTCTACCGCAACCGCACAGCCATTAGAAATGAGCAAGGAAATTCTAATGGCTATCGAGATATTCTTAGGGGACTTCAAAACATTGAAGGAACTATCTTCGACAAGTCGGCTGGCAATAAACAACGGTAAACTCTATTGTGTCATAGATTTTCCTGGCCACAATCTAACGGCTGACGGTGAAAATCTAATGGTTGATGGTCAGTCATTAGAAAAGCTATTAGAAAATCTAATGGAAAGATGATATAATCAGATTGTTCAGGTCGTGCGGTAGAAAAGCCGATTTTGTTTTATAATCAAGAATACTCCGCTTGCCCCGTATGACCTGAACAATCAGACGGCTTTGGCTTGCGGAGTTTTTATTTGGAGCAACCTTATGCAATATCTTTATTTGATAAAGTGCCAACAATTTTACAAAATTGGAGTTGCCAACGATGTAAAGAGTCGGCTCGCACAATTAGCAACCGGCAACCCATTTGATATGCAGACCATAGCTATTTATGCGTTTGATAACGCTTCTGTAGTTGAGGCATCTCTTCATCAAGCATTTGCCGGACTTAGAAAAAAAGGTGAATGGTTTCAGTTGCTAGAAGGTGAAATAGACGATTTCAATTTAGCCTGTAGAGTATTAGGTGGTCAGCCTTGCTCTTTATTTGATTCTGCCAATAACGAAGAAATTCAAGAAGCAGAGGAAATACAAGAAGTTGCCCTAGATAGCGACGAACACTTTTATTTTACTTGTGATGAGGGAGGAAATCATTATGTTTATTGCACTGATAGCACTCAAAAAGAACCAAATGGAAGAAAAAAACGGGTTTATAAATGGGTACTAGAGGACCCAAGAACTCAACAATATTGCAAAAATGAAGCAGAGCATTGGTTGACAACGCACAAATGTCGTAGACTGGATAAATGATATGAAAAAATTTCTGTTTTTACCGATCATCCCGCTTGCGTCTCTAGCCTGCCTCACCCAGGTAGTGCCGGTTTATACGCCCTGGCCGACATTCACGAAAGAAAGCGTAGCGACAATCAGCGCGACGGCTCCCGCAGAAAGCGAGTAGAGATGGCTAAAAAATTTGCATTTTTCGGTTTCTGTATTGGATTATTAATATCAGGTCTTGTATTTTTGGCAGAACAGACAACACAAGAAATAGCCTGGTTATTACTTGGCTCTTTTCCACTATGCTGGGGAATTGGTGGCTATTTACTTGGATTGAATAATAAACAATGCTAGTTTGTTTGCAAACCGTTTCTAAAAACACCGTCAGAACTCCTGACATTCACAGAGAAAGTAATTAGCCCTATTCAAGGTCATTCTATATGGACACAGAAAAAAACGTGAGAAAAGCACTAAAAAACCTACATGACGATAAGGGAATGTCATGGCGTGAAATTGCATCAATAAAGCAATATGAGGGGATTCCAGCAGGGACATTGTGCTCAATCTACAATGATGACCCAATCCCAAAAGTGCATAAGCAAAAACTTGGGCTTTCCAAAAAACCTGAGCCTCCAACATGGGTCACAAATGCAGCCAACAACCTGGCTGTGCTAGAGTCGAAGGCACAACCATCATCAAATCGAATCTATAACCGCAAGGGAAAGAGAGTGACATGAGACGCATATCATTATCAATCTTCCTGCTATGCTTTGCCTGCATCTCCGGATTCTCTGCGGCTATTGCACTAACACCCACAGCACTTCCAACAACATTGCCAACCAAGGCTGTGACACAAACAATCAGCCCGACAGTAGTGCCAACTGAGAATGTGCCAATCTTGGGAAGTTTCACAGTAATGGCTGCCAAGGTTTATATCCGTGATCGTGATGACAACATCATTGGCTATCTATCCAACAATGACACTGTTTTCTGCCATCCATCAAAATCAGGCTGGTGCATCATGACCAACCACACTAGAATATGGGGAGGGTGTCTTTCGCCAAACCCACAGGAACTCGGATGCGAAGCCAAATGAAACAACGAGGAGAAATATTATGCAAATTGTGAATCAAAAAGGATACAACAAGTGGAAGGCAGAACAAAAAAGCGGTTATGGGAAACGCATTTTTGCTTATGTCGAAAAATGGGCAAATTTGATGGAGTCAGAAATTGCAAGTGGAAAAAGTATAGAAGACATCGCAATAAGGACAAGCCATCAAGCAGATACATTTGAAATTACAGGAGCGGCGTTTGGGCTTTCAATCAATGTGCTAGTAAAACATTGGAAATACGGAAAACAAATTTCAAGCATCCGTTCAAAATTATTTTTAATATGACCCACAAGATCATACCAATCCAACGCTGGGATGAATTCAGCGCATACAACGAATGGGTCTGCTCGATATGCAATCTCAGGCTTATTCGACTAGTCGGTCTATCTCACGAGTGGCTTCATGGATGGAGGCTTGTAAAATGATTCACACTATGCACTTAGAGCAAGAACACGAAGGCACTCAAGTGTGGGTATGTGATGAAAAGGATTGCAAACACATGCTTTCCATCGAATGGGAGCCAAAGTTCAGAAAAGCTACCATCCAGCAGGGAAAGAACGTCATTCATACAGGATGGAAACAGGAAACAGAGGCAAACCAATGACCTACACTTCAAAACAAGCACGCCAAATGGGCATCAACAAGAAGCTCGGCAACGAGGGGGAGGAGCGTACTATCAATCGCCTTCGCGCTATAGGCGCACTTATGCCCGAGGAAATAGGCACACCCTTTGTAATAACAAACACAAAGGTAATCAACAAACAAACTTGGTATAAGGGGTACTGGAAGGAAAAGGTATCAGGGGACATCATTGCCCATACAGTTGACGGGACAAAGATACTGGCAGAAGTCAAGACAATCCTAGACCGTAACCTGCGCTGGTCAGATTTCAAAAAGCACCAACCACAAAAGCTATCTGAGAACGCAGAGAATGCCATCTCATTACTCGTTTGGTGGCATTCCACTGGCCTGTACATCATGAACTGGATGGATGTACTGGCAACAGGGTTCGGACCAGGGAAGGGACTCACAGAGCAACAAGCAGCACGGTTGGACATCGAAAAGATATAGGAGAACAATATGAGCGAAAAATGCCAACACAAAATGGTCTACGGAGGTATAAAGTATAGAGATTCTAGCAGACCATTTCCAGGAACAGCAGCTAGAAGAAGATTATATTTCGACTGGTTTTATTGTGAAAATGGGTGCGGTAGAGCAGATTACAATAGACTAGAATTTCAAAATACAACCTACGATAAGGTGGAACTCAATGCAACTTCGATACCATCAAAAGACGTAGAGTTGATTATAGCAATGACCGGGGAGTATTTTCGATAATAAAACCATCCCCTAGAAGTTCTAGGGGATGGTTGCTTTACAGGAATTCTTATTGTCTACCCTTTGGAGTGAGAATATCCCAAAGCCAGGAAATTGAACCCGCGCACCTGATTGTGGACAAATCCGCTGATCGCATTCGCAACAGGCCAATGGAATAGCAATGCCAGGATCGGGAACAATACACCACCAAGCTGGGCAAGTAACCCAAGAATGGTGTCAACCGGGGAAATCGCGCCAGGAGCAAAGACCTGCAAGACACCGACAATCACAAGTCCACCAAGGTTTAGCCATTTTGCCCATTGGTCAGCCTGTCCATCGCTTACCCAATTGAACTTTTTCATGATGTTGATCACGAAGGTGATGATTGCAGCAAACCCGGCCAACGAGAAGTAGAACGTGACCAGCGCCTGCACCCAATCCTGCGGGGTTTCAACCTGGAACAGCGGGCGAAATGCCATCAGGGAGAGGGACAACACAATCAACAGCAAGAGCAAAAATTTTTTCATGAGAATTCTCCTTTGCCTGTATCCGACAGGCATCAAAACGTTTTGTAAAAATATTCTACTACAAATAACCCCTAATAGACAAGTATTTCAAAGGATAAAAATTAACCTACAAATATTTCTGCACCTTCTCCAAAAATCTATCCTTGCGAAAAGGGGAGCCAATCATTCTCCTACGCCAATCAGCAATTTCTTCATCACAACTCACGGCTTTTCTTAACAAACCCAAAGAGTCACGAGCCTGCAAAATGTCGTAGGGAAAGGCGACTAGATGTTCATATTTTTTCCAATTGCGAGCATATAGCACTGGTTTATTGCGTAATTGTACATGGGTCGGCATATCCGTTGCCATCGAGACCGCAGGAACACCACGCGCAACTGCCAAGTACAAAATCGTCTGATGCCCCACCACTACATCGGCTTCATCAATTTGGTCATAGACCTGGTTCATGGCTCCAGGAGTGTACTCGATATTCGGATGCTCCACCTTCTGCAATCCAGACTTCCCCAAATCGTTGATAAATCGTACCGTCAATTTGATGTCATCAGCCTTTGCCAATTTCTCTAACCGCTGGAACGTGACCAGATTCACATCCTGATCGACTTTGGCGCAACGAGGGTGGATCGGTGCAAACAACACCTTTCTTGGTTCCTTCTTGGGAGTGAACTTTCGTATTGGACACAAGGACCACCCAACCACTTCCAAGGGACGAGAATAGCCAAAGGATTCCATTATTTCTATATGCCCTTGTGCACTTACAAAGTGGGCAGTTGTAAAAGCCCACTCTTTGTAAATATCATTGACCAGATCAGGCCTGGCAGCATGGGGATATACAAAAAAAACCCCCACACCACTCCTGCGAATATGCTCCAACTTGAAACGTCTCCCAAGGGTATCGGTATCAGACAACACCATCTTGATACCATGATAGTGCCGATGACAATCCATTCTCAAATAGTCTTCATCCAAAGCACTAATGAACTTTCCAGCCTTGTTCTGATGGTTGAAGACCATGTACCCCTTTCTCCCATTCATCTTCTGTCCATCACAACTAATATCCTTATCTATGCCATTGGTACGCCTGATGATAATTGGGCCAGGGGAGTTCTCCTTCGATACAATTGTGAACCGTCTACACTTAGGGCAAAAATACTTATCCGTGTTAGTCATACTTCGATGGAACCTGGCACGAGGAAATTTACAATCAATGTGAGAACAGGGGATATAGTTCATAGTTTATCTTTTATGCAATCGGCGTCATTCCGAGATAGTTTCCTTCCCGCACAGCCGCGTTACTCTGGTCTACTATGGCATTTTCAGCCGTCAATACAGCGCCAACTCCGATCAGGTTGCTTTGCAGGATTGCATCCGAGTTCGGAGCAACAATCAGGCCGTATGTAAATCGTTTTTCTGCGGGTACATTTTCAATCCTATTATTGTTTACAAATGCAAATGTGCGCCCATTGACATCATCGTTGACTGCTATCCCGCAGGCCTCTCCGGCCTGTCCAATCACTCCCCGGATGGCATTATTGTTCACTGTCACCCTGCCGATGGCACGGATCGCATAACACGGTTGACCTACTATCTCGTGCATGTCACTGATGACATTGCCAGAAACCAATACACCACCATCATCCAGTTGCGTGGACAGGACAAGATTAATCGCGTAACGAGGGGATACTAGATTTCCTTTCCCAATGCCGTTGAAAATATTATTGGAGATGAGCGCGTCCTGAACATAGGTTGCAACATATTTTTCATCATTCAGAACTACGCCAAAGCTGGACAAATCACGAAAACGATTCTCGATGATTTGTACTCCGTGACCAACCGCATGAACCCCCGCTCCACCATCATGACAATAGTTCCCACGCGCCAAAAATCCTACGGTACGTGTATCGTTGCAATCAATTGCACTGAGAGTGTGATTATAAATTTCGCAATCCAGAACACGGATATTTTCGCCGCCCCCATCGTGATAAATGGCTTCGTTGGGTGAGCCGTCCACCGTCACGCGCCGGATTGTGGCGTTTTTTACTGCCCCGATATAAATGGGCTTATAGGGTACGCTCGCACCTTTGATGGTCAGGTTGGACAGACTGACGTTATCGGCCTGAATGGTGATGGAACCGGTCAGAACTGGCCAGTCGCACAACAGGCGCAGCGGCTTATCTATGGTTATATCTTCGGTGTATCCGTTCGCAGGAATGTAGACAGACGCACCAACTGGGGCCGCCGTAATTGTGGCCTGTATAGATGGGTAGTAACCAGCATCGATAATCGTCATTAGCTGTCCAATAACATCAAGAGTGAATCCCCTCCGGGGTCTAAGGGTTTGTAAGCGCAGCTAATGCATTTGACAACGCTATTACCTGTGTAGGTGTCCATAGGGTTCCTGGCGCAACAACAAAAGCCAAAATGTCTCCTGTGTAGGTTGGTATATTTGCTACTGCCGAAGTTCTGTTCGCCCCAATGCCGATTCCATTAGGACATGTACCCGTGCCCAACATTTGTGACGTAATCGCTATCCCATCAAGATACCCGTAATCAGTGAGTGCTATCACTCCGCCAGTTGCCGCATTTGCTACATTGACCTGATTCCCGTTGTCGAAATATTTTATACCACCTATTTGTTGCAAAGCGAAATCAAGTGAAGCCACCGCCTTGCCAAACATCAAGCCGTTCCCTGACCGATTCGCATAGCGCATTACCAGCGACGACCCAGCAGGCAAAACAATTGGACATAATATTTTCTTTGTACCATCATATGTCCATCCCGTGGCAGCAGCGAACGTAGGATTAACTGCACTGGTCAAATCGTCTGTCCCCGGATCGAGTACATTGACCAAACTTGCAGGGAATGACACCGCGCCAATAGCACGATATGCTCCTGTATTAACAGCAGCAGTCCCACCAGCCGCCCACCATGCGTTCGTATAATTCTGTCCTGTCAAGTTGCCGCTCATGGTTGCAATTGATTTCGCCGCCCACGAATAGCCCGTTTTCGTGCAGGTCATCGAACCGCTGGTGCCTGCCGAAATGCCCGTGATGGTGTACGTCCCATCTCCCCCACTGATTGCCGAGTATACACCCAGCACAACCGTAGCGCCTGAGACGGGCGTCGAGCCATCCGCGTCATAGACTGTCCCACTGATGGAGTAGGTTGGAGCAACCCCGCCATTTTTGAAAGCAGGAACTCTGCGCTTAGAAAGCAATCTAAGCATACTACACCTCTATTCCATAGAGAGTCCCAGTAATATTAGCAGCCCCACTAGAGGTGGCTTTCAACACATTATTGATTGCAGAGAGCAAGACTCCATTGCCGAGGTCAAAATTATAGGGCGTATCCGCTAAAAGCACAGGGGTCTGAAATACATCAGTGCCAGCAACATTGTCCTCAAACAACACGCTAACAGCCGCATCTACACTAATACTTCCTCCCATCAATTGAACTTTCTTACCACTTGCAGGAGTCCACACTGTCGCAATGGAGCCAATGGCTACACCCTTCAAGGTCTTGAAGGTATCAGGAATGAGTAAATCAACGCCACCACCAGCACCACCTTGCAAGGAAGCCACTACTGGACGCGCGTGCGACCCATCAGACAACTCTTTCCATGTTTCGGTAACCTCAGTATTTCCAGCACCATCATCTCCCCTAAGGGTGACAATATTATTTTGGTCAGCCATCTTTCACGCTCCTTTTTCTCTATTATACATATTCTTTCGCAACTATTCTCATTCCAATCCAAAGTTTGTACTCAACATTGAATTCCCATAAATTAGAAGGAATTACGACTTCATCAATCGCCTTCGTGACGCCAGGAGCCTGTTCTTCACGGTAATCATGGAAAACTAGAAAGCCACCATACTTCACGAATGGCGAGAATTTCAAATAATCATGGAGAACAGAACTAAAGTCATGTTTTCCGTCAATAAACAATAAATCTATTTCTTGATCCCAATCCACGTCTTGAGAAAAACTCTTGATGGGGATGATGTTCTTATAATTCAAAATCGTTTGAGCAAAAAGAGCCTCCCTGTTTCTCTGACCTTTCTGGTCAATAAGAGACCAAGGGTCAATGGCAAACAATGTTACGCTTTTCTTGGCTACATCTGCCATTTTCGAGATCGAATACCCAAAAGCAGAACCTATTTCAACAATAATGCCATTTTCAGGAACTTTATTGGCAACACCTTGTAGAACAGGAGTTTCTTCATCAGTTATCCTTATCAAGCCTCTAGTCATTTCAATCTCCCAATCCACAATCTTTCCTCAATATGGTACTCCCAAAGCTCAGAGGGAACTACATACCAGTTTACAGCCTTCGTAACACCAGCAAGTAAATCATAGTCATGGAACACCAAGACCCCTCCAGGCTTCACAAATTTATGGTATTTCCGATAATCATCTCTGACAGCATTACGATGGTGATCTCCATCAATAAAGAGCAAATCAATGCCTCTTCCAGCTAGAATTTGCTCAACATCAACTTCCTGAGAAAACGATTTCACAACTTCAACGCGATCCTTAAATGGTTCAATGTTCTCCAAAAAAAGTTTTTCATGCCCAAGCCAATCTTTTCTACCAAGTAGAGTCCAAGGATCAATTGCAACCAATTTTACAGTTCCACTGGATGCTTCCAACATATTCTTACAAGAATGACCCCAGGCACAACCTATTTCAAGGATCAACCCATTTTCTGGAACTTCCGAAGCCAATCTTCGCAATATAGCAGTTTCTTCATCATTGACCCTGACTTTGATTTCTTTGTTAGACATTAGCAATATTCCTCTACGATTCTCAAAAAATTTTCAGCATTGAAGTTTTCGATATTCATTTTTTTCCATTCTAAAACTTCTTCTGGTTCCTCTAAACAATATTCTAAAGCATCATTGCCATCCATATCTTCCAACCTGATTGGAAAGTCACACCATTCGGCATAATCAGCATAATGGATTCCATTGTTGGTAGAATGAAGTGGAACATCATTATTGTGGCCTACAAGGATAGTCGGAATTCCCTGCGAGAGGGCAATATATCCCAAAGTATTAGATCCCAGAAATAGGTCTATTCCATTCAATTGGTTCAAGGCAGTCATAGTTCCCAGGTCTTTAGTAGCAATGGAATCCTCGGCAACATTGATAAATTCAATGCAAGAATATTTCTTATATTCTTCCAACCCATAAATTTTCAAAGAAAACGAGTAAAACACTTTTATCTCAAAGAACCAATGACGATTCTCAACAATCCAATCCATCGTCCTTTTTACATAAACTTCATCTCCTGATCTATAGAATCTTCCTTCAACCCCCAAGAGACGAGGCCCAGAATATCCCAAAACATTTCCTGACGTGGAAGAAAAAGGTTTTACAGTCAATGGTCTACTAAATCCAATGTTTTCTTTCCTACAAGGATAGCCATAAGAATCCATGATCTTCAATCCAGCCTTATTACACACAAAATTACAGGCTATATTGTGGGATGGTTTTGTATAGCCATCCCACAACCATGACGAATATGGAGTGTGAGGATAAATAAAAACAGGTTTATTTTTTGCTAATTTATCAATCCGATCCCATTTAATTTCATTTCCAGTAGGTTCACGATCAAGAAATACAATATCGGCCATATCAGGTTTTTTCACACGCTTCCACCCTGCAAACTTCTCCAAAGCCTCTTGCATGACTTGAAACGAATCTCGATAAGCAATGACGTAATAGGTTTTCATCACCTTTGATCTTTCAAAAATTCCTACATCAATTAAGATGCTGGAACAGTCCTATAGACAATCGTAACAGCAATATCAACAGTTCCGGCAGAGGAAGTAAGTCTCATTACGAGATCACCATTGCCAGATGGGTACACTGTCCGACCATCAGGTCCTAATAAGAGCACATCCGTTTGGAAAGCAACATCATTCAAGGTAGTAGGCCCAAACCAATCACCCTTATCTGTGTCAATAGAGTGAAGACCCAAGTTCAAGTTTAGCACTTGTGGACTTGCATTCAAGTCACCATGCAAAGCAATGATCTGATGAAAGTCGCCATTCGACTCATCCACATTGCTCAAGAAGCCAACCAGAATATCTCCCTGAAAGGTTGTACTCGGATTGATCGACAAAATAATATGATTGATCGAAAGATGTCCAGTTTCAGTATGAGGCCAATTTGTAGTATCACTCAGGTCTACCAACATATAATTGGTGTTTCCACTGACACCGTTCAAGCTCATATGCACAAGCGAATGTTCCTGATGACCATCCACAATCCGTAACGAAGAATCTCCCTCATATGAAACAACATCAATAGAATTCAAAAGATTATAAATCAATGCCAATATGGTCTGAGCGTAGGTTCCATCACCCAATAGATTATACCCAACTGGAAGTTCTTCATTGCCACCATCTTCAATGACATGGATCACGATCTTGTCAATTTTATCTGCCATTCGCGCACCTCAACCCCAAAGATTTCAACAATCCATTCGAGTGGTCAACCCATTGTAACCCATCACGTTCCATCAATGGCTCCACCATATCACGAAGCCATAATCCTCCACTTACCCAATCCCACTGGGTGTTCAGTCCTTCATACTGGGTAAACATTGCACCAGTTCGGAATCGATCAGGCTGATAGTTAGTGTATCTATACCAGTGATGATGTTGGGAACTTTCCCTAAAACAGAAATCAATACCAATAGTATGCACCTGTTTTACACCAAGGATTCCAGCCAGATGCAACAACTGAGTCGCAACCGTCCCCACCCGAAATTGAATTTTCGGACTGGTCAACGCGCCCGGATGGTCAAACAGGGGGCCAGCCAGGAACCCATCACCATACTCCCTAAAACTAAATCTCTCGAACTGTTCCTCGTAGTTATCACCCAATTCTCCCATACGCTTGATCTTGATCGCCTTCACGCGACCATCTACAATGGGTGAGCCTTTCCAATTCAGGAACGAGATCATTTTCACTTTGGCAGTATTCTCAGGCGAGATGATCTTCATCATGGTCTGGTATCGCTCCTCCCCTTTGGAAGCCCTACCAGCAGCCATGTGCATATTCTCAACCACCAAGTGAAAGTCCAGGTTGTCAATCTCAAAACAAGTGCCATTCGCGCCCAAAATCACATCAGGCTTGATCTCATCCTGTAGGGATTGCCATTCTTTCCCACTGGGGCCACCCAAGACAAGCAAGGCTTTTCCACCATAAAAAGCACCTTGAAACTTATCTACTTCTTGGGGTTGGTCTTTTCTCATGGCAACTTTCCAGTTAGTTCAGGCCAATGTAGAACAGCCAAAACAACCAGAATAATAATAACGGTATCAATAAATCTACGTACCAATCCTGGCCAAATTTCCTTTTTGAAAAAACGCACCCACTTATCAGCTTCACCAACTTCTAATTCTTCCTGGTCACTTTCTCGCCTGGCTGGATGATTGTTCTTATCAAACTGGATTTCACCACTACCTAAATTGGAAACCAGATTCTTCGTTACTCTCACATCAGACTGAATAACCTTGATCTGTCCCTTCATCTCAGTAAGTTCATCAACCACATCATTCCAAGAAGTAAGGACATGGAACAGGGATCTCCAAACTCCTTTTGTTGGTATATCATCTGGTAGTCGATTCACGTCTGCCTCTAAAATCTCTAGTTGATCTTTATATGACATCTCATCTACTCCATGACGAAAAATAATAGCATTGGTTATGTATCATTTTATCCATAAATTACACCAAGCACATCCAACTGACTTCCAGCAATGAACGAGCCAGAAGTCACAGCAATAAGTTGTATTCTATCAATCGCACTGGTACTCAACCACAGACCACCACCAGAACTTTCCCGTTCCGCAGCAGCATCCGGGTTGGAGCCTCGATAGTCCACCGTCTTATTGTAGGTCGTTCCATCAGCATCGAAAATCTTGGCAAGGAATGTACCAAAGTATCCAGCCGAGGCAGTATTGCCCGGAACAATCACACCACCAAAATAGGTTGCAGCCGCAGAAGTGTCATTCGATGAGCTAGACCCTTCCCGATGGCAAATATAGGCATAATTGTTGCCAGTATCAATCGAACCATTCCCAACCCGCAGAGCAGCCACATCCGCAGTAGCAGCCAATGAGCTGCGAATCCGCTTGCCAACAATCCAAATCTCATCATAGCCAGCAGGGATGGTCACAACCGCAAAGGCAGACGTACCAGAAAGGGTCTCACTAGCAATCAACTCAATCGAAGGAGTCCCGCCTCCACCACCTCCAACAAGTTCCAAATCCTTCACTCTGGCAGCCAACTGGTCAATGGCATCTTTGTAATTGCCGGGATCATCCAAATAATCCCAATCCGAAAGCACAGCAGGGGTGTAGGTGATATAAAAAACATCGACAGCACCAACACCACCCTTGTCAAAACGCAAATCCAAGAAGTCATTCCGAGCACTGTTCTGGAACAACTCATTGTAGCCAGCCTCCAAGATGACAGCCCATATCGCCTTGCCAGTGGTAGCCTCAGGAATATCACCTTCATCCAAACTGGCACGTGTCACATTAGTGGAGCCAACCACATAATCTACAGACCCATCATCATTGGCCTGCAAGGTAATCCACAGGGCGTCACTAGCAGGCATATCCCCTGACACATCCACAACCTGATCACCAATGAATACCCATCCATCAAGGGTGGAATTGCGAACCACACCAGGATAAATCTGTATCGTCAATGTGCCAGCAATGGGCTTGGCGAGCAAGGGTAGAAATTGCTGCCCATGTACCCAAGTCGTATTTAATCCGGGCCACGAGTGGTTATGAGGGGGAATAGCTGGATTGACAGATGTCACGCCATTGTTTGAACTTCCCTCAGACCCCAACTCAAACAAGACTTCAATGCGATTAGCTGAATATTCATCAGAACCAACAAACACCACAAGCCCGGCGCGATTGGGGACATTGCGCCGATTGAGAACCTCTCTGGGAAGCCCATCAGACAATGAAGTGACATAAACACGATTCCCCACGCCGGTCAATACTGTCCCATCCAACTTTCCCATGACAGCAAAATAGCCCTTGGCCTTTGTCTTTCCTGCCTCACCAATGCCTTTCTTGAGTCTGCGAAATTGCAATTTATCACTCATGGCGCACACACATTATTCACAACAGAGCCATAAAGCTCTACCGCTCGCGCTACCACAGTGGCATTTCGTAGCGAATATCCCAACGTGCCAGCATTGTCAGCAAATACAACATCTGCAACCCTGAAATTGATACTGGCATCAGGGGCAAGGAAATAGCCTCTCCCATAGTTGGCAGAAAAAATCTCTGCATAAAAACAGACAGTGGGCAGGATGATAGTCGTATCCCCGTTTTGATTCCCAATCGAGCCAGAAGAATCCAACTGGAACCCATAAAAATTGAAACCATCTGCACCATTGTCCCAGGGACCTCCACTCCCATCTATACAATAGACATTGCCAGCCACAGTGGCAATATCCGTACCACTCCCATTGGCAGCAGCCACAGAACCAGAAGAAACTACATCCCCAGGGGTGGCACTCTCGATAATAGTGCCGACACCAGCATCCAGAACAATCCTGAACCCATCCACAGCCGTATCGACCAAGACATTGAAGTTAGCCCGAAAGGCATATAACCCAATGCCAGCCGATAGGGTGGCCGTAGCAACAGGGGAGCCGCCACTCATCCCATAGACCGTGATATGACTGGCAGCATCCCCATGCACTTTAGCACTGAAATCGATGAACGTTTTGGTTCTCGGATTGCTCCGAATCTTGCAGGGGAATATGGCATCCGCAATCAACTTGTCAGAGTTCGACCCATCCAGGTAAGGCTTCGACCAAACCAAGCTATAGAAGTTCTTGAACTCACTCCCACAATCCGTATCTGTTCCATCAGGGATGGTAGGAGGAAAGCTAACAGGAGGAATCTCCGGCAAATCTATTGGATCAAGCGGGGGCAACTTTCCAAGGCCAGGGATGTCCACAAACGTACCATCCCCGGCAGGGACATCCCCATTGACATAAATGGCATCTGTCTCATCAGTCTCCCCTTCAAAAACAACCTCCACAACACACTTTCCACCAATGCGAGTGGGGTCAGTGGGGTCAAACTCATAGGATAGATCAACAGAGACAGGCACGATTGTGCCAGAATAGTCATCCAATCCTGAAACCGTCCCATACAGGGTGGGTGCAATGTCAAAAGCACGATTCGCGCCAACCAACGTCAATGGGATTTCAGGGTATGGGTTGTTCTCATGGGCAAAGACCAATCCAGCCAATTTGTTGGCCTGCTCCTGGTCGCCCAACAGCATATTGGGGAACGGAAGCAAACTGCCAAGCAAGGCAGGGACATGGCCGGGAGAGAGCGAATAGATCGCAGTCCCATTGCCATACTCATCCGCAGCCACGCCACTCAAGAGCACCTGAGATACCTGCGGAGAGCGTCTGGTCATCTCAATCTGCTTGTCATAGTCCTGGTCTTCCAACGCAATCACAAGTTCTGAACTCGCAGCACGCGAAGCGGACGGGATCAGATTGTAGGGAACTTTCACAGCAAATAGCATGTTGTAATTGCAGGCCGCTCTTGCCAAAATCTGAGACTCGGCAATGTCCAAAATCTGATCCCACATATTTCCAGCCGCAGACTCCGTCGAGCCAGTGTACTTGGTGTCATCCGTCAAGTACACATCCATGATCTGTGTCACAGTCGAACGCCAATGCAGAAAATGGTACAAGCCCTTATCAACAGTCAGGTTCTGCATCTCAGTCCATACCGTAGCGGCAGCAGTGGAAAGCTCCACGCCCACAGGGAAGGAAGACATCTTTGACATCCAAAAAGCAGCCCCTCGAATGTCAAACGTACTGGGCTTGAACTCAGGGTCATCCAGCATAGAGGATTCATAAATCCACCCGGACATCCAGATATTCTCACGACCAGGGTATAACCCAACCACATCCTCAACCCCATCAAAGTAGTCCTTAGAGAAAATGACAGCCAACCCTCCAAAACGAAGCAGGGCAATATCATTGGCATCATGCAAGGTGACTTGTGCAGACCAATCCCCATCCTCCACGCTACATCCACACTCATCCAGTGTAAAGTCAGTAATGGGGCGATGGTCAGCATCAAACACAAATACATAGCGATACCCTGTCATGCTCTTACCACCACTACTAGAAACAGCAGTTGTAGCAACACGAACATAGCCATTGGTCGGGTAACTTGAAATCGTCACAGTGGGGTTAGTAGTGGTTTCATTAGTTACAACTCCATCACTGGCCTCAGTCAAATAGCTTGCGATAGTGTCATCAAAAACATCAGTATCAGCAACAGCAGGGTAGCTTACAGAAGCAGGATAATCACTATTGATCAAATCTAAAACAACATGCCCTCCCATTCTTACAATAGGGTCAAAGTTCTCATGCTGGTCCGAATATTCGACATCCACATCCATGAACACTTCATCAGATGTCACAACCAGGTGTTTTGGGCGAATATCAAAAGCATCCACAACCGTGATGTACAACCCATTGGCAAACGGGATGCTAGACTCCTCACTGGTATAGGCAGTCAAGGAAGTCCACGCCTTTCGTACCCTGCAAATCCCCAAGTCATAGGCGCCAGCCGATGATCCCACAAACACGATCATTCCTGGCAACACATCCGCATACGAGCCTTCCGTCACACTTCCAAATTCAAACTCTGAGACCATATCCGTGCCAGTGTAATCACTGATGCGACATGCCAATATGGTCTTGGGTTGCAATATTGCAAGCCCAAGGATGGAGTACTGGCTCTCGCTACGTAGCAAGGTTTGATGACCAGCAGTCAAACTCATGGCAAGGACGCTCCATAGTTCTGAGTCACAATCAACACCACGGAAAACTCCATAATAATCCCATTGTCAGGAGGTTGTTCTTCCTGCCAGATCATGTTGGCCTTCACGTACACCAAGTCCCAATCATCATCACGGAGGCGCATATACACGACCGCAGACTTCCCAGGACAATAGCTCTTGAGCGTGTTTCTCTGTGCCTGCGTGACAAATCCCCAACGCAAAGCAGTTGCCTCGAACCCATGCCCATACACGCGCGCATCATGAGCAGGAGCCTCCACTGTAAACGGAGCATAGGCTTCCTGAAATGGGGCCTCAATGCCAAGCTCGCCAAACGATTGCATCAGGTTCGGCGCACTTCCAATACGATAATCATGGGCAGGGTTGGTCATGCTCTCACCAGGCCTTTTGTCAAATTCTTGAGAAGTTTCGCAGTATTTTTGTCTAAGGCTTCATTAAGCATCTTCCTCGTAATCATGCCACCAGGAAACTGCATATTCACTGTGGTACTACCTCCACCTTGAGCAAAGTTCTGAATACTATCTCTGGTCAACCGTCCTCCAACCAACTTTTCCAGGGAGCTAGTCGATTGAGGGTCAAGCACATACTCACCCAAATGTGTCCGAATCGGGCCTTCAGGGGTGTAGCCACCACTTTGGTATCCGGGCAGATTGCTCCCATTGCCAACACCAGAAGCAGTCGATTGCAGGAAGTTGACCAGATCAGCTTGCATCCTGGCATAATACTGATTACGCAAATTCTCCTCATTGAGTAAGTTGGCATTCAAGTCTCGCAGGATGTCAAGGAAAGCATTGCGTCTCGTAACCTGTTCTTGCCGATAGGCCAATTCCAACTCACGCAATTTCTCGGCCTGTTGCTGTCTGGCCTTGGACAGTTCTTCATTGTGCTGTGCATCCAACTGCTTGAGACGTTCTTCGAACTGCGCCTTGGCCTGTGCCTGTTGAAACGCAAACTGCTCGGCAGCCTGTTGCTGTCTGAATTCAAAATCAGCCTGCCGTTGCGCACGTTCTTTGGCAAACTGCTCATCCATCTCCCGCAGTCTTTGGCGATAGTCTTCCTGCCTGCGCTTCTTTTCCTCACTATAGTTTTCTTCGAGGTCGCGCTTCCTGCGTTCATAATCACGCTTCTCACGCGATAGGCCGAGCGCGTCACGAGCAGCCACAAGATCACGCACTTTATCATTATGTTCTTCTTCAAGTTTTTGAAGTGCCTTTTGATGGTCTTTGGCAGCACGCTCGGTTTCCTTCTGGTAGGATTCCTGTGCCTTCTTGCGGTTTTCTTGGTGCTGTTGTTCAGCCTGTGCCTGTTGCTGTGCAAACTGAGACGCGGCCTGCGCCCGTTGGAAGTTGAAACTGGCAAGAGCATTGGCACTTGACTGCTCGTACTGGGAAATCAGTTGGGCGCGTTGATTGACATAGTTGGCTTCAATCTGGTTGATCTGCTCCAAGCCCTGTTGTACCAATTGCGCCCGTTGCTGAGAGTATTGCTGTTCAGCCTGTGCTTCCTGTTGCCGGTAAGAGATGAACGCATCCGTAGCCTGGGCAAGGTCGGCCTCGCCCTGAAAATCTCGCAATCCAGAAGCAACCTTATCGGTGGCATTTGAAGCATCATCTGCGGCAGTTTCCAAGCCAAGTAACTTCTGAACCCATTGGTCAATCTTCGTCAAATTATCGCCAATGGCATCCCCAGCTTTCCCGGCAACACCACCCAGTTTTTCAAGCTGTATTGCAATCAAGGCTAACGGTGCATTGGCTGTACGAAAAGCCGTAAGCGCAGCATCACCCAATCCTTGCTTTTTATAGTCTTCCCCGTACACTAATTTCCCAAGCGCATTGCCAAGAGCAACACCTGCCTCAGCCCCAATCACAACTGCACTGGCATACAAGGCAACCGTTCCAATCGCAGCACCAGCCTTACCCAACACACCAGCCCCACCAGCAGCTACAGCAGCAGCATTACTACCATTGGTTTTCCCTAAAACAGCACCAGCTAGAAACTCCCCAACGCTTTTCTCAAAACGCCGCGTCGCTAAATCGTACTCAGCCGTAGCAGCAAGATATTTGAAATCGGCATATATTTTTATTCCCTTACTGACAGCAACACCAACAGCTGCCAATGTTGCTACAACAATACCAGTATTGAGGGCAGCCTGAACTAAGTCAGGATTTTTTTGAACAAAAGCGGCTGCTTTTTCAGCAAGTTCAGCAGCCTTTTCATAAATTGGTAATAATACCTGTGCGGAAGCCTCGCCCAAATTCAATTGTGCATTCTTTATTCGTTTAGTTGCTGCGATCCATCTATCCGCAGTTTCATCCCCTCGAATTCCAGCATCTTCTACAAACTTCACGTACTGTCTAGCAGATAAGGCAAGCCCACCAACAACGGCAGCACCAGCAGCACCAAAAGCAGTAGAGACTCTAGTAATATTTCCCGATATTTGCGAGAGTCTAGTAGCTTCTTCTCTAGTAGATTTTAGTCTATCTTCAAATGCTCTTGCTTTTTCCTGAGCTTCAATCAACGCATTATTTAGATTGACAAGCTCAGTTTCGTCAAGAGATTGTAATAGATTTTCAATATTAGAAAGACCGCGCTCAGTATCTTGTTGCGCGGCCTGATCTAATAGTATCTGAAATAGGAGTGCAGAACTCTCATCAGCCATCGTCAACTATCCTGTTCATGCAACTTTCTATATTCTTCCAATCTCTGCCCAACCATAGGGTCAAACACTGAGTCAATGTAGAGGATGTCTTCGAGCAATGTGTCCGGCTGTTTCCGAATCTCCGTAGGAGGTATCTTTCGATCAAACGCTCGATAGATTATCCAGGTAGGGTAGGCCTTTTCAAAGCGTTCCAGGCTAATCTCAAGCATGTCTGGAACGAAGTGTACAGAACTATAAGGGTCACTAGGCAGGGACTTTCTCAGCCTTTGGATGATCGTCAGGGATTCGGCTCTTTTTTTTTATGTCATCCTTATCAGCCTCTACCTGTTCAGCAGTAGAGCGATAGATGTCATTCAAACCGTCATACCAAAGAAACTCATGACCTAACTCTTTGGCAGTATCGACCCAAAAGGCAATGTCACCAGCAGGCAATCCAAAGAACTGCTCTTTCGTTGGCACTTCACCGCAAGAGCAAACAGTCAGAGGAATCCATACTTCCGTCAACAAATTGCGCTGAACCTGACTCTCATAGGTCTTGGCCTCTGGCAACTCTTTCAGCAACTCAGACACCATCGAGTTCATCTTGAAGCGCGTAAATCCATTCGCCTCAGTCACCCATAGTTTGTACTTACGAAGCTGGATCTCGATCTCAATCAGGCCATCATCCGTATTGCCAACAGACAACCGATGAGGCTGAGGAATGGTTACATCAATATTTTCGCTAGTCACGCTAGTCTCGCTTTCTCTAGTCTTCGATCAAATAGATGATATTGACTTCCACGCCAGCCCCATAGGTGGTGACAGGGGCAGTGTTGAACGTCACGCCAGTGAGTGCCATTGTGTAATCAGCCGCATCCTGGATCACAGGAGTCCCAGTGGTCAAGGCTGTCACAACCTGTACACCCGTGACATTGGCAGCCTGCTTATTCTCCGCAAACGGGAACGCAACCTGTCCAGCAGCCGGTTTGAACGAAACCAGGTGAGGCCGATAGGCAGCAAACCCATCCCAAATGCCAGCAGAGAACGCCTGCGAGGCACTCACACCGGAGTATGGGTCAGAGACATCCGCAAGGGGAGCCAACTCGCTACCCCACAGATATTGGTCAACAGGGTTGGGAGCCAGGTCAAACACAAAGTCGATCACATCGGGGCCAAGTCCAGGCAAACGCGGGATCATCTTGGTATTACTGACAACCGTGATGCGCCAGCGTTGTGCACCACTATCGGCCACAGCAGCCTGCCAGGTCATGATACCCACGTTCGGTTCGGAGCCACGCCGATCAGACAGGTGGGGAATCATTTGCATCTCTGCAATTTCCACAATGGTCACACCCATAATCGCGGCCAGCAAATCCAGGTCAGTCCCATCAATGTTGATTTCAGCCGCAGCAGCTTCAATCGGGGGGAGCAACTGTTGTGCTCTCACACCATCATTGCCAACATGCACAATACGACGAGCCGGGGGGATGGTCAGGTTATAGGATTTCAAGCCCTTGAGGGCAAACCCATTATAGGCACTTCCACCAGCAGGGGCAGCAGGCCGTCCATAAGCATTCAACTCATAGACCACACCATCCCGCGCACCTACATAGGTATAAGGTTCCACACTTATGCTTGTCATATTCACACTCCTTCATCATCAAGGTTAGAAGGCACTCTGTAACTTGTCACTGGGGGAGGGGAGTCTTCATCATCCATGACAAGATGTATCTCAGGATTAGCCTGCCTTACAACTGCACGCCCTTCACAATAAGCAACCAAAAGGTCGGGACGTTCAGGGTCGATCACCAATTCAAGCTTGTGTACATGCCCCCGGATAGGGCATTGAGCATACAAAATTTCAGGTTCTTTCTTTTTCTTACTCCGATATTTTCGAGGCATATTGTTATCTCGGAACTATCATCTTCACAGTTACAACACACACCTGACCAATATGAGAAATCGTAGGATCAGGATCGTTTGGGTCAGAGCCTTTTACAGGAATGTAACGAGGGTCAACATCAGATTGCATAAACGCATCCCGTACAAAGTTGGTTTTGTTCAAGTTATGGCCTTTGTTGGTTTGGTTTACCAAGTCAATGACAGCATTCCGATAAGTCTTGAAAGCATTCCAGGCAGCAAGCTCAGTCGTTGTCCATCGTGCAAGGATGTCAAGGACTACATCATAACTATACTCATAGCGCGAACCACTGATCTCTGTGACAGGAAATCTACTCGGGTAGGTCGTGGCATAGTAGTCATTGCCATTGTCGTAGACCGTATCATCAGAAGCGGTCACCTGTATGTCAGCATGAGGAAAGTATGGACTGGCAAGCTCAGTCTTGAGCAAAGCAATCAATCCATTTTCGGCTAGTGAGTAATAATCCGTTGTCATTCTTTCGTCCGAAATCCTTCTTGCCTAGCAATCTGTTGTAGAGACTCTTTGACTTTCTTGGGAAGTTTCCCAACAAATTTGTCAATCGCATCTCGAAACAAGTTCCAGCGGCCACGATGGATGTTAGACTGACGATTGGTGCTACGAGCCGTTCCACCAATGTACTTGGAATGGGATAGGGGATTGCCAACGTCATAGCCTGTCTCAGTCTTGATGACCTGCCATCCCTTCACATACTCACCAGTGCGTTTGGTGGGGATTCCACGTCCAAACCCATCACTGGCAAAGAACGCTTTACGCTGTTTGACACTATCCCATTTGATAGGATAGGTCGGAGCGAGTCCAGGTTCCTTCATGACTTTGCGTATTGCAACCGCAGTATCATAGATGCGCTGGCGAGAAATCAAGGGAATCTTACGTCTCAATCTCTCGAAACGTTTCTGTACCAAAGTTGCCGGAGGGACGATCTTCAAGCTCAGGAACGGCATCAGTTTGTAAGGTTCAAAGCAAATCAAACGAGGCTACATTTCGACCTGTCTCAGTCTTGACCAAGCCAAGGTTTTCAAGGCCAACGGTCTTGCGCTTGACCCAATCATGAAGCTCTTTATCAATCGTCATGAAGGGACTCATGCCAGACTCAAGGTACTTCTTGGTGAAAAACCGTCCTGCATTGTGGGAGTAATTCACCAAGTCTTTGACAATGCCTTCCACGAGCAGGGCAAATTCACCAGTGACATCCGTATCCGTGACAGGAACCGTAAAGCCTTCATCAGACAGGGCAGTGTCAAGTAGTTGGCTTACATTACTCAGCCAACCATTGACAACCGCAAGCGTGGGAGTAGTCGCAACAGAGAAAGAGCCATTATCAGAATACAGAGCAGACAAGGCTCCCACGCCATCAGCAGTCCCATAGGTCATTCACTGGCCTCTTCACCAAGCAATCCACGCGCCTCAAGGATCGCATCCAAGATTTTTGGTTTGGTGGTTGGCTTCGGGTTAGGGAGGTCGGCAAATTCAGGCAAACCCTTCAATTGACCTACCGTCAACGTGGCAAGATGAGCCGCCTCATTGATAGGGATGTCTTCATTGCCAGCAGCATCCTTGACAAGCACTACCTTATCAAGGAAGCCACTGGCCTCATCCTCAGTCAATTCAACAGTAGCGCCAGGGCCATACTGCTTGAACGCACCAAACGCACAACCGGGCCGTACCCGATAGGTATATTTCTTGTCTTTCATAGCATCTCCTCGGATGTCAATTTGTTTTGCGATTAGCACCCAGTGGCGTGACTAATGCCGCAGTTGCCATTGGCATCATGCTTCACGCGCGGGGCCAGAGCCGTCATGACACGATATTCTGTGATCATGCCGCCCATCTCAACCCAAGAGATCGGGGCCAGGTTCAGGCCAATCGCCAGGTCAACCACGTTCGAGGTCATCTGGATAAGCAAGAAGTGACCATCGGTCATCTCATAGCTGGGTTTGATGTCGCGGATTTCTGGCATGTTGCGCAAGATGACCTGCTTCTCACTCTGCGGGTTGGTGGTGTCGAAGTAGTTGAGCAATTGCCCATACTGCGTCGAGGCACAATAGCCCATGAACGGGCCACGGAAGCCAATCGCACGCAAGGCAGTCAACATACCCTGAGCGGTCTTGTATGCATTTCCAGCCGTACCAAAGTCACCACCACCGTAGTTGGCAGCCGTGTCAGTCAGACGTTGAGTCTTATTGGTATAGCCTTGAATGGTATACCCACCCAATTGAACCGAACTACCGGAGAACAACATGGTCTCCATACTCTCGGTCACAACACGAGTGGCAGCCGCAACATGGTCAGTTTCAAGAGGATCACCACTCTGGCGAGCAGACGACAGATCGCGCAGGTCGAACATGAAATCTTTGAAGATGACCGGGATAGGCACGTTCACCTGAGTATATTCCAGGCGGTCTTTCTCACCAGGAACATCCACACTCATAGAAACGGTAGCCGCAGTCATTTCACCAATCTGCTCATAAGCAGAAACCTTGGAGCCAAGCCCACCCAGTCGTTTGATCAGACCAGCAGAGATGAGGTCTTGAATACCATTCAGTTCGATCTTAGCAGTTTCCAGAACAACACGATCAAGCTCTAGCCATTCGTCCTTTCTCAAAAGGGCGTTGTGGTGCATGCCCAAATGAGGGCGCAGGATGGGCATAGCCTTTAGCCCTTGCGGACCAAACAGGCTCATAACATCCGATACATTTTGTCGCATCATAGTCATTATGCTACCCTCACCTTCACACGAGCAGGGGTCGTGCCAGCAAGATTGTTCACAGCCGCAACAGCCTGTCCTACCTTGCGACGAGGGGTCGGGGTTGTGGAGTTGTAGGCCATGAGATAGCCATCGGAAGCGGACTGCAAGTAACCATCCTGGGCAACGTTCTGTCCAGGGCCAAGCAGACCATAGAACACATCACCGGACTTTGGATACCAGTTCTTCACACTTCCATTGTCATCATCATAATCAGTGTCGATGTCACCAAGGGTGATGGAGGTTGCATCAGGGTTTTTCCCTTCAACTGCAACCATGAGCGGGGCAACATCACCGGCTTGTGTGGAGTGAGGGCGCACCTCACCAGCAGTCAGTTCGGTGATCATGCCAGGGGTGATCGCACCATTCCCACAGGCATCCAGGGGAGCCAAGGGAAAGTCTTCAAAGTGCGGAGTCCCAGTGCTCTTGAGAACAATCGTGGATGGAGCAGATTTCGCCATCTTAGGCCTCCTTATCCTTCCAGGTTTCAATCTTGAAGATGTCAGGCATTTCGGCCACATCCTCAATCTTGTTGGTAATGATGGTACGCCCACCCATCGGGCCAAAGTTGACCTGCATCGGGAGCATGGCCTTTGCCATCTTGCGCAGGACGGGAAGCTCAAAGTCCTTCATTTCTTCCTCGGTCAACATGCCACCAGAGTTGGTCACGATTTGAGCCAAGATGGTCTGACGCTCAGTTTCTTCCTGGTTCTGCATGACTTCCACAGCCTGTACGGCACCAAGCAGCAATGCCTTGAACGCATCCTGCCCGCCAATTTCATCAATCAGCGAGTTCAACCAGACCACGTTCTTGCCAACAGGGGCGAGAGTCTCTGGTTTGGCAGCAGGCTTAGGCTCCAGTTTTGGTTCAGGAGCAGGCTCTTGCGCATTCTTGACCATGTGCTTTTCTTCCCAGGACATCTGGTCTTCCTTGCTCATCTCGGCCCAATTGTCAGGCTTTGCCATGTCGTACTTGTTGACAGTGACTCCCTCTGGAGCATCATCACCAACATCGACATTGGTATTGAAGGCCTCCTTGAGAAGTTCTCCAATAGTCTTTTTCATACTCATCTCCTTTCTGTTATTATCCAGCAATATTTACAGATTTATAATAAGGATTTATAATGCTGGTATGGAAACCTACATCAAAAATTGTATTATATGTAATAAACAATTTTCTTATAGAAAATATGCTTCTCAAGAACAACAAAATCCAAAGCTTTGTTGTTCTAAAAGATGCAGTTATCAACTTATCTCTCAAAAAACAAAGGGAATAAGTCGTCCACGATCTAAAGACAAAGATAAATGGGTTATTCATACATGTAAAAATTGCGGAAAGAAATTTAGAGATTACGCTAGCAATAAAAGAAAGTTTTGTTCTTGGGAATGCAAAAGTTTTGGAAAAAAAACATACACTAAAAAGTGTGTGATTTGTAAAAAAGAATTTTCTTACCAAAAATATCCATCCCATGAAAAATTTAAACCAAAACTTTGTTGTTCTAAAAAATGTAGCTATGAACTTTCCTCTATAAAACTTAGTAGCAGGTTTATCCCAAATCAATATAACGAAAAAAACGAGAGCAAATGGAAAATCTATAAATGCAAACAATGTGAAAAAAGTTTTGAAGCTCTCAAAAGTCGCAAACCAAAATTTTGTTCTGTAAAATGCAAAGGAGAATGGCAAAAAGAAAATTTGAAGGGAAAGAACAATCCAAATTGGAAGCCAACTAATCTCAAAAATCCATATACTCACATTCATCATCAAATTAGAAAACAACTTGTAAAAGAACGAAAAAAATGCGAGAATTGCGAGTCGAAAATACATCTTCAAGTTCATCATAAAGACAGAGATCGAAGAAATAACACTCCAAACAATTTGCTCTTGCTGTGCAAAATATGTCATGCTAATCTCCATAAAGAAGAAGGAGAGCCAAGAATCGCACAATTCATTATGAATCACCCAACTCAGAAATAGCATAAGCGGCAAATAATCCAAGCGCCAAGTTTTCACAACATTCAATGTTCTGTTTTATTTTTACCCACTTTCCATTTTCATCCTTTTTATACACTTTTTCAACTGCATCCCAAGCACG